CGCTCTAATGCGGCTAGGCGCGCTTCTAACTTCCTGGCATGTTCTGCGATTTTTCGGATGTTGCGGTTCAGGCCAAGAACCGAAGCCTCTAAAGACTTCATCATCACCATAACGGCGGCGTCAGGCTTAACAAAGATTTTGACTGCTTTCTCATAGTCCACTACCCATTGAGCATATCCGTTCGCTTTTTGGTTAAAACCATTTTGAAGCCTAATGTACTGCTTGCCTCCCGTACCGAACGGGTTTCTCAATACAAACCCTCCAGTGCGAAAGCCATCAGCCTCGGTTATGTAACGCACATGTGTGCCGTAGCGGATTTGTGCCCAATGATCTCGCGGGATTTCAAGGTATCCTTGGAGCTTTTCTGCCTGTTCTTCTGCAGTCCATGTTCTTGGGGCTCGTTTCGCTTCCCCAGTGCGCTTAGCTCCCGCATGAGTACCTAACTCAAATGGATTTTTGGTAGCCATCTCAGGATGGGGAAATATGAAGGGTGGCGGAAGTCTTCATAAGGTGCTACAATTCACCATGGACAACCTCGGCGCCGCAGTGAAAGATCTTGACCAGGTTTGCATTCGTCTTAACCAGCTCTGTTTCGGGGCGTCATCCACCACCGATGTAACTCTCGTTGCAGGGGCGTTTGAGCAAGCCAATACGTTTGAAGATGTTATTGCAAAACTTGCGGAAACTCCAGCCGGTCGAGCACTGATTACTAGAGTTGCCGACGAAATTAATGACGAAGCTGGCACTGGCGATGATGACAATGGTTATCCACCCATTGTCAACAGCGAAAGTGACTCCGAAATTGATGAAAGCGGCACTTCCGAAAGCGGCACCTCCGAAAGCGGCACCTCCGAAAGCGACACCTCCGAAAGCGACACCTTCGAAGTTGATGAAAGCGGCACCCCCGAAAGCGACACCGACGCTGAGGACAAACTCGATGATGTGCTTGAGACTGTATTAGATGAGTGCGTGTGCGACCATGCGCAAAATAAACTGATCCGCGAGCTTATCGGTGAGGGAAAGACTGACCGGGAAGCGTTAAGAGAAGCCGGTGAAGACAGCGATTATTGTCAACAAGAAATCGCTGATCGTGCCGCAGAAGACGCTGAAGACGGAGAGTATGAAGAAATCGAACACAAAGAAGCTGCCATAGCTGAAATCGCCGAACTTCATAATATGGTCGAAGAATTAGCTGAAGATCTGGATCGTGATAGGCCCGCACTTGACAATTTCACTTCAGACCAGCTGCTTGTGAAGCTTGAAGATCTTGAAGCCGATCTGGACTCCAGAGTAGCAGCATATGATGTCGGCAACAGTTTGCTTCGAAAGCGATCTCAGCTGGCCAATACATATTGCGCACTCCGTGGCAATAAGCCCCCTCAACTGGAAAAATATAGCGCCCTCGCTGATGAAATTGTTGAAAATGATACTCAGAACGAAGAGTCCTTCTATGTATGGAGCATAGAGGATGCCGATCATGATGAAAGGGCCGAAATCCTTCAGAAAACCTCTGATAATATCAGAACTCTTCAGGAGGGAATTAACCTCATTACCAACCATCAGCCTGGTCGCAAACGTAAGCGAGACGAGCTTGAAGCACTTGATGAGATTCGCGAAGAACAACTCAAAACCGATCTGATTATTGACCCCGATCGATTTAGTGATCTTGTCAGTGAAATGACTCAGGAATTTAGCAACTGTGTTGAGTTCTCGCCGGACGCGTTGGAGGCTCTTCAGGAAAGCGCCGAGTCCTATCTCGTGGATCTCTTCGCCCGATCAAACAAAGCTGCTATCCATGCCAGGCGCACGATTGTCTTTCCGAAAGATATGCAATTCGTTCAATCAATGGAGCGTTAAGATTCGCACTCGCTCACTATTTTTTGACTCAAGTAGAGGTTCTAAGATCACCATCGTTTTCCAAAAAAAGAGCGATCGATCCTATTTGTTTACTTGGCGTTTAACTTTAATGGTGGGGTCGGTCTTTGTAAGGTTTTTTTACAAAGACCGTTGGTCTTGAAGGCAACCATCCGAGTGTGTTCGCTGACGAGTTTTCTCGCCAGTCGCATCAATGTGAATACCTCTCTCGTGACTGAAGTCACAGGGGGCATACACACGCGATAATCCTGTGATGCTAGAAGTGTAATACGAAAGGTTTCACCAACCCAGTAATGCACGCTCCAATCATTCACCGTTGCATAACGTGGATCCCTGTTATCCCGATCGGACAATGAGCCTCCTTTGTGTGATGTTATTGGCATAACCCATAAGGATTACTGCTCGTCACCACTGGTACCTTTTATCTCATGATTGCCAGTAATAGGATCGATCGCCCTGATAGGTGGTCCGCACTGATGATGCGGATCTTTATGGGTGATATACATCAATGATATGCTTTTCAGTTTTGGCGGGGTTCCAAAACTGAAGCTATTTGTACCGTATATATAGTTCCAAGATGGCCGACAGTCGTAAGGCAAACGACCTCTCAGAGTGGTATGCAAGCCAATATCGCGATTCAGTGAATGTTGCCAGCCTTGGTGGTAACTCATCATTTAAGAAACTTGTGCAGGAGTTCCCTGCTACAACAACCAATGCAAAAATTCCTAGTCCAATTACCGGGAAGCAGCGTATGTCCAACTTTCTGAGCTTGAAGCTTCGATACCCGCTTGGGCCAAAAGGATACACATGTTTGGCAATGACTGCTACAGTCGGTGGACACTCTGCGCACTACGCGTATGCATACTGGCGTACAGGTCAAGAAAATGGCCCACCTGAGTATATTTGTGTTTCCCCGACATTCGAGTCTCGTGATGGTGAATATCGTCGCCGTTTCATTCGGTATCCGGTATTTATGGAAACATATGAAAGCCTTGCCTCAATCCTTGCACCTTTCGAGGAAACAATTCTCTCCTCTGTTGGACAATCCGGTCTTGAAATTAAATCAATTGTGTATCCGGCAGATGCGTCTGAACAAGTTGTCGGTAGTGCGAGCAAAACCCGATTGCCCATTGTGGCATTTGTGGTCGCACTTGTGCTGGACCTTCGTAAATCACAGAAAGGTGGACTAATGATCCATACAAGCAAAGGATACGTTGGATTAATGTCTGAATTTGCAAAACTGCACCCGGAACTTATTAAGCTAAGTTACAAAGCCAGTTCGACAGCGCACCAGTTCGTCAAGTTTCACCGTGGCAGTGAGAACCGCTTTACGGTTCAGTGTGGGCAAAAACTTGTGCCAATGTTTATGCGCGAAGCAATGCAACCGCACGACTTTAATCTGGCCACATGGAGAGAACTTGCAATAACTCAGTTTGTTGGAGATCTTGTTATCAACTATGTCTCGCCAAGTTTCGCGATCTACAACCAATGGACATATATTGAGGACACCGATTCCGCGCTCTTTGAGAACCGCGCAATGAAAGAGCGATATGCCAGAGGTCGTGCCGTTGAGGAGTCTGCTCGATCCCTTCGAGAAGCGCGTCGAAAGCTTGGTGATGCCGGCAAAAGCTATCATATTGAACAACTAAGCGCTCGTATGTACGAAAGTATTGAACAAGCCCAAAGCTACTTATTGATGTCTACCACGGCCATGATGCACACAATGGAAGATATAGGCATGCCACTGCGATCAGTCCCGGTCATTATTCGCCAAGGATTGAGCATGTGGCCTGCCATTGAAGATGTATTTGCCACCCCGGATGAAAGCGCGCGTAGCCTGTTCGAGTTCGCCTACGCAGCGCACTGCCTTCACACAAAGGCTTCAGTGGCACATACTGATTTGCACAGTAACAACCTTACTATTTACATGTGGGGTATCGCAGATGAGAAAGCGCGGGAATCACCGGAAGAAAAAGTAGAACCTTTCTACGACGACCCAGTTGTCGCATATGTTACGGGGCCTCGTGGCGAGGCGGATACATTCCTGTTCCCGGCATCAGGGATAAGTGGGTGCATCATTGATTACAGCCGTGTTATCATTGGCCCAGGATATCGCGATCGCCTGACAAAAGGCAGATCACCACAGTACGCTACAAACTTCTACCGCGATCAAGTCAATCGAGTCATGCGAACACTTCACCGGTACGCACCGGAATATGTTGCTGCTCATGAAAACGCGATCAAAGCTGCAGTGTTAGCTAACTTTGATGCAGTATTTCCTATACTTTGCGCTGTTGACTTCATTGCAATTGGCGCTAATGCGGGGGCGATGCTCCACGAGGAATCTATCCGGGTCGACAAAGAAGAATTGCGTCCTTTCAAGGTCTCGCGAGTTGCAATTGCTCTTGCCGCTCAACTTGAAAAGGCGGGCCGTGAAGCGCTTATTACTGGGTTACATGACCTTGCCGAGACCAAAGGTAGAACGCAGGAAATGAAAACTCCAGAGTTTCCTGGGGATCGCATTCTGAAGAAGGTGTTTCACAAATGGACAGTTTCCCAATGGCACTCACGGGATGCCAAGAGACTGCGCGAAGTACAGCTTGTTGACGCATACAACTTCAACAATGAGCTTCGATATGGTAGTACAGATTACGCGAAATATCCTCCGTGGGCTCGGTTTGACGAAATCGAGAAGCACCTTGGCGAATACAAGCTCACTGACTTGTTCGAACGCGGAATTGAACCATTTCTTGACGCTCTTCAGCATGGACCGCGTGTCGAAATTATTGCAGAGAACCTAAGGGCTGAACAAGAAAAATTGGACGGGGCACCGGTGTCGACCGATAGCTCTTGGATTGATGAGTGAATGCAACTGTTTGCGCAGTATTTTTCGTTTATCGTCGCACAGCTAGATATTTATCGGCTCCTGCCGCATGACGGAGTGTTGGGATTGATGATGATTTCCAGTCAGTGCCCACCGCCTTTGTGCTCATTGCGTATATATCTCCATGATGTAGGCTCAACGCAATTCGTTTCCCCACCGAGTTCCATCGGTGAAACCACTGATAGTGAAGAGGGAACGATAATCCAAGCCGGATTGCCACCACTCTGCGACGTTCCGCGTCGCCATGAAAACCGATACCACATTTTCGTTTATCATAGTAGTAGTTCCCTTCAGCGTAGAGTGCGTCCGCTTTTGGGCCAAAGAATCTTGATAGCGAGTCTCTAATATTTTTCAACAATGGAACTTCGTTGAAAGGTACTATGCGACCACGCCCTTCTTCATAGGCCGGTTCCTGTGCGTTTTCAGCGAAACACAGATTATGCCTCGCTATTTTGTTCTTCACTACTCCACGAAATATGGCCTTCGAATCGGGAGGCATTCCTCTGAACGAAAGCCGTTGTTGCTCTCTTTCCAGTTTGTTAGCATTACCACCAAGTGCTTCCACTCCGTTCCGTACTATAAGAATGTATGCTGGTTCAGGACCTTCTTCGCCACCAAGTTCTTCGACACCACCTGCAGATATGAGATTGATCAATTCGCATTGAAATCCTCTTGCTTCAAAATCCCACTTCGCATGTACAAGATCCAGATAACTAAATCCATCATCTGCTCGGATCCCTAGCCGCTCCATGTGAGGTCCATTTTCAGCAACTTCCCCGAAGGTAATAGAGATTACCGACATGGATCCGTACAGCTGCGGGTATAACTGATATCTCTCCGTGGGTTCAAATTACGGCATTTGAATAGCTTGATAGTGTATATATACTCACTGACGTCGCTGCACTCATGCGCTTCTGTCCCAATGATGGGCGGAGTATGGTCCGCGATCCCAGTTCGGGCGTTGTAGTATTTCGCTGTCCCTGTGGTGTTGAAGAAACTGGCGCCCCGGAAGATGCCCGTGTTGGTGGTGCAGTTCTTGGTGCTGGTGAAACTACTGAGATGTATCGGCTGCTAATTAGGACTGCTCCTTTCGACAAAACTGACAAAATGGTCTTGCGCGATTGTGAGGATTGTGGCCGGGACTATCAGGTTCAGATTCGAGTTGGCGAATCAGAAACGATCATCTATAAGTGCAAGTGTGGCCATGAGGACGCTGGAGGCTCAAAGTAATTCGCACATAGCACGATGTGCCAATTTTTCACTTATGATATATAGTTGCCGTATCAAGATGAGTGCCATCAAGTGGCGACACAATGTTCCGAAAAAAGAGTGGGGGCCGCGTGGCTGGAATTGGTTGCACATGGTCGCAATCAGTTATCCTTCAAACCCAACAATTACAGATGCTCGCGCCACGTTTCGTCGGATCTGGAATCATGCTGCGGGTCTTCCCTGCCCAGAATGCAAAGGGCACGCAGTTCAATACATTATTAACAATCCTCCAGATCTCAAAAATACACATGCGCTGCAAGCGTGGGTGTGGAAATTTCACAATGCCGTTAATGTTCGGTTGAAAAAGCCGGTAATGTCTTTTGAAGACTATCTCGAGTCATATGCCGATGAAATCTGCTGGTCTAGCCTGCCACTAGGAAGTTGTTCCATGTCGCAGTGCTAAAGACTCGATGCGCATCATTTTTTCAATAACGGGCAGTGTCCGCGCGCCAGCACTGACACACGTCATTTGAGGGGCAATGGCACCAACGGCGGCCGCAAGTACACCCAGTGGTGCATCCACAACGGGGACAGCCCGGTGGACATTTGCATCGGCCACGATGTCCGCATGCGCATGCAGGTCCGCTACATCCGCGCATGCGTCGAACAAGACTTGTAACGAGAAAGATTGTTACTAGAATGAGAACTACTAGAATTGCATTCACAAAGAAGGATTCGAGCCGGGGACAGCCGCCCAGGATAGTTGACCCTTCGCTTGGAGGCGCCGCTGAGATCGGCATATCGCTGTGACTATCACCACCGAGAACCGGGGGAGGCCCGCAGCCACCTTGGGCGGCTGGCACTTGATACTTTGTGAGCACGGGTTCGAAATCTGAAGACGCCATAGTAATTGCGACGTACGGTATTCTATCGCGCAAAAAAAGGAGGCATGATGATTGCTCTTTATTGACGAAGTTGCCCCGCTCGATGAAATAATGGGTTCGCTTCATAATCCACAACGGGACGTTTTTTCGCAGTAGCTGGGTAATAACTCCCCGGAAGGTTGTCAAGAAGTTTGGCAATGTCCGGTTCAAGATTAAGAACTGGGGGTGGCGTATCACGAAGTTTCATAGCATTTGTGGCCATTTTGATCACATATGCTGCGTTATTGTTTACTGTCCCCAATGTATCCAATGTCGGCGCAAATGGGCTATGAGCGAATACATCCATTAGTTTCGCACGAACTTCCGGATTAGTTTCCGCATCAAGAACATCCGCGTATACGGTTTCTGCCGCACGAAGAATTTCAAGAGTGTGATTGTAATATGTTCGATATATGCCTCGAACCTTGCCCGGACCCGCTCGATGAGCTTCAAACAACAGCCATAGCAGAAGATATTGCGGGGACACTACTCGTATTTGAGCAGATGTATTCGTCGGTGCTGCCATCACAGATGCTGCAAGCAGTCTACCCCGCGTAGACATCACAACAAGCGACCCTGATTTTGCGGTTTCAGGGTAAATATCCATGTACGGATCATACCATTGCACTTTCCCTTCGAAAACCGAATCAGGGTCAGGACTGGCAATATGAGCAACTTTGCCCTCAGGCGTTTCGATCGAGAAACTTCTGCTGTCTGGAAATGTGAGCTCAAGAGTTGGTGCAGCAATTTCGATCTCTGCATTTAATGCGCTGGCAAATTCATCGAGAGATGAACGAAGGATTGAATAGGCTGCAAATCCGTGAAGCGCAACTGTCAGTTTCTGGGCACTGCCAATTATCGGCACTGCAAGTTTAGCAGTTACACGCGTACTGCGACCGCCTGTAATGATCTCCGATTCAGCACCGCGGATTGGATAGAATTCTTCGTAGATGTTAAATCGCTTGAGATCCTTTTTCCATCGATGAAAGACATCTTCACGCGGAGGGTTGTTGAACGGATAGCAGAAGGCAAGGTGCATATCCATTCTTTGATAATCCGGATGAACAACCCGCATTCCCTGGTATTCGAATGTTGGAAGCGTTTTAAACACTTCCTCTGGAGCATAGCCAATATCTGCAACGAAATGATAATCTGTACGAACTCGCATTGTCTGAACATGAATACCTCGAATAGCACCCACACTTTCGAAGCCAGCGTTCTGAAGAATATCCGCAAGGTCATATGCATCATCAACGCTGTTCGTCGAAAGAAAGTCAAGATCTGGTCGCTGATCGTCGGGGTAGATCTGAGTTCCTTTCAATCGAAGCGCGTAATCAATAGCTTGACCGCCGAAGAGAATAAGATTTCGCTCGATAATGAATTTCTTCACAATATCGATGGCGCGATCAATCATAGGCCCATCGATGTCCCGGCGCTGAGCGACCACTTCAGTTGCGGGCGCGCTCTCGTTTACCCATTTTGCCACGCGGTTGTGAAACTTAGAAGCACCGTCCATGACACAATATACAGTATGATTTAAATACCTTATACCTTTAAATTAGACACTTGAATACGGTCAGGTATTGAACGCTGATAGGATTTAGAGGTTAGCAACAATAGCTGGCCCAAATCTGAAATAGTGTCATACCAGGAATACTAGCCCCCATAACTGATTCAGGGAAAGGGTAGGTATATGGCACTAATGCAGTCAGCGTTCTGTCCTGACCAGGAGAAGGTAAATGACCCATATGGCGTACTTGGCGGATTAGAAGACCTGTCTATGGTGAAGATGCCTAACTGGCCCGGTAATGCAATGGATCCAACGTGCCAACTGCTTCTTGCTCCTCCAGGAGTGTTCCCAACCGACAGCTGTGGAGAGTGTGGAGGGATTCTGCGTCGAGGCGCAGACAATATTAGCTATGTCTGTGACGAGTGTGGCCTTCTTATTGAGGGAGACTCTGCAGATCAAGAGGATGACGAGGGTACTCGACAAGCATCGAATGCTGCTCGACTGCGGCTTGTGGGGCCAAACAGCAATCAGTTGCAGCCAGACTTGTACCGGAGCGGCACCGGCAATACCGCAGCGACTCAAAAGAAGCTGCTATTCGACGAGTATAAAGTGTATCGGCAAATGCACATCGAAGCCGGCGGACGAGCATTCCCACTGGATGCATGCGAACTGGCATCTGATTACTACAATGAGGTTCAACGCGTTTGTGTCAAGCGCTCTCAAAACAAGAAGGCGATTATGGCTTCTTGCTTTAATCAAGCATGTCTCGTCAAAGGATATGCTCCGCTAAAGTCTGAAGTTGCAATGTTCCTGCAACTTCCGTCTAAAGGAATTGCTCGAGGGGAGAATTTCATTCGCAAACTTGTTGCTGACGGTGATATGGACATCAATGTCAACGTCGATCAATGCCGGCCCGAAATCACTTCGCTATTTGCATTGCTTGGTCTGGAAGGAAAGGAGTATTCCACTCTGCGCGATGCAGTCTACGAAGTTGTGCAAATTGCGATCGACGGCTTGATTGGAACCAATTCTTATCTGCGGAGCAAAGTCGCTGGTGCCACCTACGTCGTGCTTTGCCGGTGCAAAGATCGTGACCTCATTCCGAAAGCGCCAACTCTGGTCGACTTCTGTGAGGGCCGTATCCGCAAAAACACGGTAGAACGATTTACACGCGATTTAATCGGTTACCACTCGTACTTTGAAGAATGTTACGAAAAATTCGGTTTGGATACGACACCGCCGCGTTGAATTCCGGCTCGCCAGATTACTTCGCCGATCTACGGCTCCTTCTTTTTGATCTAACCCAGTTTAATGCTGTATCGCGCAATACACTCGGAGTGTTACCCTCCGGACTAATTCTCGCAGCATACATTCTGTAGCGGAACCGAGGAAGTACCACTGGATCTGATGATGCAACAGTGACAACTACGTTTGCGCTGTATTTTTTGCGAATAGTTCGCGTTAGATGGCGCAGGAGTCGTCGACCTTCCGGTGTGGAGTATACCCAGAGCACACCTGGCTGGCAAAGTGGTTCAGTAACACAGAGCCCGGGAAGACTATTGTTGACCTCTCGTAGATCGTCTGGCGTTGTGTCCAGTCGGGCGATGTGTTCCTTGATTTCGCTTACCTCTTCGGCGTGCAAATCCCGAGATAATGCAGCAACCACGCGTACATATGCTCGCGACATTAAATATGACTCTGATTCGTAGTAACGCCAAAACAGGCGTAGCGTTGTTGCGGCCACTCGCGCGCTTGCAGCCGAATGGGGATAATAGCAGCAAAGACAGGGCGCGCGGACAAAGCAATCTCCGTCGAGGATATCAAGAAATGCCATACATGTTGTTGCACCGGATGACGCTGCTGCAATTAGCAAATCGTCAGGGACGTTTTCAAGCTTTGTTTCAGACCCATGGGCCTTTAGTTCCTCGGTCGTTAACTGGTCTCTTAGGTCGTTTACATCAGGCGTGGTGTGTGTCAAAACATCAAGCCGGAGTCTCCACTGATCACCGCGTCGAGTGAACAGCCCCGAATCGGGTTCCGGTAGAGGTTTTGACTTATGCTTATTTTTCTTCCGGCGACCCATCGCGTATTTAGGGGATGCTTCGGGACTCAAAATTGGCGCGGCTTGCTATCTGAAAAATTGTGGCCCACATTATCTTCTATCCGAGCGGCACTGGGGGTGTAAGAAGTGGCAATACCATCTCTCGAGGGTTCCACTCCTCCACTACCCGCGACCCATCCGGGTTCGTTCCAACCATTCGACGAAGTGTAAATGGACACTTGCGGTCGAGAAGTTCTTTAAACGCAATCGCGACCGGGTCGTGTAATCCAGTCGCTTCAGTAAATGTAGTTCCGTGTTTCGCGATCTGCTGTGCCCGCATCGAAATGATGTAAGACGCTTCGGACTTGTGGAGTCGATTGTCTGTTACTCTTTCGTCTGGAGGAACCACAATAACATTCCGGTTTCGATTACTGTTGTGCAGCATCGTGTCCACCTTTCGCTTTTGAGGAGTTGCCTTTGGTTGCGGGTCTTCAGCCTCATCGTCGGTATCATAGTCTGTTCCGACGTTCTCATCTACAAGGCCCTCTTCGTCGTCCTCATCATCTTGTTGGGGTGCTGAGGGACCCTCAGCGGCCTCATCGAGATCGTCATTGTCCTCACCAATGGCGTCGTAGTCTGCATAATTATCGTCTTCATCACTCATCTGGACAATCGAGCAAGATATAACTATCGCACAAAGCGGTTCAATTTATGCTTTTTGCACAGCCAAGTTGAATAAATAGTCATAGTCCAATACTCAGCAGTTATGCAATTTCGCGAGCTTCAATGGCGTTGGCGCAGACTAGTGTTGAATGTGCGCCTCTTTATCCTGGACATAATTGGAATGGCTATTGCCACGTACAACGTTATTGCGCGCGCATTGGCGGCAACATTTACTGTGAAATGGGATCCCCTTGACCGTAGCAATGTACCTATCCCTCTTTACATGGGGCGTAGAACGGATCCTCTTCTAAGAAACCCTATTGCCTTTACTGTGTTCAGTACAGACTTCCTACACAATGAACGGCATCGCCGCATCGTAGCGTGGTACTATCGATGGCACGAAGTTCCTGACTTGGCAAGCTGGAAAGCATGCTTATCTCGATTTGACCTCAAATATATACCTCCGCATACGCTGAAAATCATTTCCAAGGAAGGTACTCAAGGAAATTATCTCGAAGTTCGTATTCGCCACGATAGTAACACGCGTTCCGCAATGTTCTTTGTAGATGACACTCTGAAGAAGAATACTTTATTAGACTCGTATGCGCCGTCGCCTCGAGCGGGAATTAGTGGCAAAATCCCAATAGGCGGCCTAACTTCAGAACGTTTGATCGCAAACGCATTCAAAGGATGGAAATCTATGCACCACGCATGGTTGCCCGTTCACAAGAAATAATACATGATACTGTATATCTATCGTTTAATGATATGCACCAGCAACAACATGTGACGCTCTTAACCAGAAACTACTCTAGGCCTTTTTTCAGCGATCTGGTAGGTAGAATTTATTCAAGTTGAAGATTTATGAAAACATACAATAAGGGTCGTCTTCGTCGTTTGAGTGTGATCAAATGACCTCTGGGAAGAACTTGGATCTTCCCCGGGAAGATGAAAAGAAGGGCTCACAAGTAGAAAAAACCAATGTCATTAAGTATGCCAATGCCGGCCCGTCTCCGGCAGAAGCTGACGCTCTTGTATGGGCTGCAATTGATGAGGCTGCACAGCGAAACCGATGCGCTGGCGCCCGTGCACTTAACAACTTTATTCGGGACACTGCGATTGAGTTTAAAACGAAAAAGGGTGATGAGAACACTAATATTATTGACCAGGGACAAAAGGCCACGTTCGCCTTCGATAACGAACACATTCGCCGGCTGTTTCAGTATCTCGATGTGTGTCGTCTTGAGGGCTCTACGGCACATTTCTCTGAGAAGCAAGGAAGTGTAGCCAAGCCGTTCTCAGGGCTGATGCTTGATTTTGATATGATTATCACTTCGCGGAAGCCGGCACTCACGGATCGCCATTACTATCGCCTTGCGGGCTCTCTTGCTGCAAGACTTCAGCGGGATATCGATTTCGCCACTCAACTTCCATCTACTGGGCGCAATGCTGCTCCTGTCGAAACTCAACTGCATATGTTCTTCATCGTCAAACCGGAAACTCGCGCATTACCGATGGACAATTCTGACCCCAATGCCAAGCAACTTTACAAATATGGGCTCCATATCCTGGTTCCCGGTGTGAAGCTGCGCCGAACTTACAAGAAATGGTTGCTCCGCGAGTTCTGCCGCGATGGCGCAGTTATCACTACTATGTCTGAACTTGGCGCCGTCGGAGAGCCAAGCGAGTGTCTTGATCAAAATAGTGCCAGTGTTCCGGTTCTGTTCTTTGGTAGTTGCAAAAACGGAGTGACTGTTCCGTACACCCTTGGTGCCGCTTTGGAAGTTACAATCGACATTGCGGCCGGTAGTGGGGATTGGGTTCCACCCCCGGTTATCAAGCGATTAGGATCCGAAGAGCTCGATAAATTCAACCTTGTGGCTGAATTGAGTCTCAACTACAACGCGGAATACGAAGATGAACGAGAGCCTCTTGTGTGCAAATTCGACTTTGAGTGTCGTCCTGAAATCCAGATTCAGGCCCAAGACTGGGGTGAACGATCTGCCGGTAATGTCGTGGATGCCGAAGAGTTGTTATTGGCGGATAACAGCTTGTCCACGCTTACGCTTCACAACATTGAAGCTCGTCAGATTCACGCACTGCTTGGCCTACTTAGTCCCGATTTCTACACTGAGCGCAACAAATGGCGTGATGTTGTGTTCGCCCTCGCAAACACAAGTGATCAGTACAAGCCACTTGCCATCTGGTATAGCCACAAATGTCGCCACCGCAGCCGACCAGATTCACGTATTGATGATCTTGACGCGGTTTGGGACGATGCGATCGCCAGCCGCGGTAACCGAAACAACAACCCCCTCACTATTCGCTCAATTGTGTACTGGGCGCGTACTAGCAACCCTGAACGGTACCAAACAGTTCGGGAACAATCGTATCATACAATGATCTCGGAATATGCGTATGCTCACGGGGGGCGCCTTGAACATGCTATGATTGCCAAAATTCTTCAGACAATTCTGAGCGCCAAGTTTGTAGTTGATGTTGGATCAGGTGCAAAGGGAAATAACACCTACTGCTGGTACGAATTTGTTCTTCCTGGACAATCAATGCGTCCCGGCGAAGTGTGGAAATGGCGCAAAGAAGTGCAACCTGATGATATTCATCTCTACATGAGTGAGAAGCTCACACTGGTATTTGACTCTGTCCTGGGAAGTTTTGATGAACGAATGGAGAATGCCGATAATGAGGATCAGGCCAAATACTACAAGAACCTTAGTAAGTCTTTCGCCGCCTCGAAGTTGAAACTTTACAACGACACGTTCAAAAACGCGGTTATTCGTCAGGCCGAGTTTCTGTTCCGTCGTCGAGGTTTTGGTGATCTACTTGATAACCTTACTGATCTGTTTGGCGTGAGTACTGGGGTTCTTAAACTTGGGCGTCGTTGTACGCTTATCGATCACTTCCATGAACACCCAATCAGTCGATTCACTCCAGTTGCGTTCACAAGGTTTAACCCTGATAAACCTGATTTCTGGTCTCAGCTGGCGCTTGATGGTATTGCCGGAATTATCGTTGAGCCCGATGCGCGAGACTGGATTCTCTTCCACGCGTGTCAAGGCCTCAGTGGTGAAACTAAAGATGGTCTTTACCTTCTTTGGGAAGGAGGGGGGCAAAATGGTAAGACATCCTTCCTTCGTTGGGTTGCAAAGGCTCTTGGGCCTTACGCAGATAAGTTTAACATTCAGCTCATGTGTAGTGACCGTGAAGACTCCGATAAGCCCAACAGTGCTATGATGAAGTTCAAGTACCTGAACTGGGCTTACTCCGAAGAATCCAATAAAGCACAGTCGCTGAATGTTGGCAGGATGAAAGAAATGGTCAATGCTGGTGAAGTATCCGGCCGTGATCTTAACAGCAAGCAAGAAACGTTTACTATGAAGTCAAACCTTGTGTCTGCTTCTCAGTACAGTTTCATTGTTGATACCACTGATCATGGCACGTGGCGCCGGATCAAACACTACACTTCAAAGACCAAGTTTCGCAGGAATCCTGATCCCAACAATCCTTTCGAAAAGAAGGACGACCCAAGGTTTAACAAAGAGTATTCTGAAGATCCCCGCTTCTTGTCCGCATTCCTTGGCATCCTTGTCCATTACTATGAGCGGCTCCAAAGCGAGTTTGATGGGCGGCTGAAAAATGTTCCCTGCCCGACTATTGATCATGAAACAGAGGTGTTTCGTGTTAGTCAGGACTCGCTTCACCGTTGGATTTGCGAATGTGTTGTTGTGTCGCCTGATAGTAATATTGATTATCCTCTTGGTGTCCTGAGTGGGCTTCACCATGACTGGTATTCTAACAACATCGAACGTAGGCGTCATGTTGCTGGAGAGGTTATCAAAGAGATCGAATCCTCTGCGCTTAGTAAGTACCTGCGGCCTGCACCCAACCACACTATGATTCTTCGTGGTTGTCGTGTTCTGACCGCAGATGATATGGATCCTCGACCCGGGGAAGAATTTATTAGCGTGGCTGAACAGAGCAACAACGAATGGATTCAAGAAAAGCGCGCCCGGGAGAAACATGGCATCGTGGACAAGTGGTGGAATGCCAACCAAATTACTGTACCGGAAGCTAACAAAAAGACAATTGATGAATCCGATATTTGGTTTGATGATGATGCTGAATTTGTACGTGTCGATCGTCTTGCACTTGGTAAAGATAATGTCGAAGCTAATACAATTAATGATGACGACATCGCCACACTTCTTGAATCCGGTGGCCTTCCAGGTGCTCGCGAAGAGTTCACCTATGACGATGTATATGGGTGAAATTGAACTAACCCAGTGTATATGTATCTGCCTTGAAGAAAGGGACATGGTCATCTACCCAAAAAATATTGCAATGCGAGTTGCAAAGCATCCACATCGCAGAATGCTACTTCTGTCACTTGCTGCGAATCTTGCTGCGCTTGAGCGGCGACCACGATAAAAATTACGACGCTATCCTTTTTCACTTGAACCACGACGTTGTTGTGTATTGTAGTATGTACGCCGAGTTTAGCTCCGGGGATTCGTCTACATGCCCAGCTGCAACTCCAGTCACCAGCTCTTTGTGTCTTGCGGTAAGATCTTTGACCTCCATCCAGTCATCGGCTTCCTGGTGTTTGAGTAGAAACGCCTCATACGCCTGTGCGAGCTTTTCAAGAGTCGTTCCCATAATCACATTAGAGACTTCTGAGCTGCCGTAGTCGTCTCGAGACTGTATCAGAAGAAGGTGGATAATGTGTTTTTCCTCTGACACGCTCATCGCCGTATTATATCTATTGCTACGATAGTGTTCATTTCTGCACTATGACGGAAAAGCAGTCTGCTTTGGAAGAGGCAACCACATTGGAAGAGCCGCCCGCCCTTGAAGAGGCAACCACTCTGGAAAAGACACAAGAGACAACCACATCAGATGTTATCATTACTGGCGACTGCTACATACTTACGTGCCCGCACTGCCATTGCCAAGTTCAAGTCCCGCTGAATGGTGTTAACTGCCAAATCTTCCGTCATGGGGTGTACAAAAACAACCCCATGAGGCAAATACCTCCTCACGCCCCTAAAACCCTATGCGATAAACTGATCGCAGATGGGTCAATTATTGGTTGTGGAAGGCCATTCCGGTTTAACGGAAAAAATGTTGCTGTATGTGACTACATCTAACGCCGCCAGTCTGTCGCGTTCTCCCAATTGTCCTTTCCAAATAACTTGGACAAGTACGCGCCACATTCTGCATTTACTGTTTTCAGGTGAACTATTGGCGTTGGACCGTTGCCTTCCTGCCAAGGAGATGAAATGCATATTGCGCTGCTCTCTGGCTCGTAGCGACTGGCGTCCTTGATAGCTACTTTACAAGTAATACTGTAACGTTCACACAACCAGCTTAACACTGGTAGATGCTTTCGCGACGATCGTAGCATCGAGTATTTGTTGTCCCAGACGTTTATTTTGTCATTATATTTTGTGATAATGAGCTTAACCAGTGGAAGGTCGCCACACATACATGCTCGGTCTAGTGCCCAGTTAACTTCATCGTCTCCAGTCCATTCGTGCGCGTTAGTATCCGTTGAGAAGGCCCAGTTACTGTAGTGTGTGCTAACAGTATCGAGTATCCAGTGAATAATTGGAAGGTGCATCTTCTTCCCAAGCGCCCATTGTGTGAACGGCTTTCGATTGACCCGAGACTCCAGCATGTTGTTCATTGCACTTGGATCCACAGCGTATAGCCATTGCGCAACCTCCAGATGTCCTCCGGCGCATGCGATTCGAAGCGGGTATACTAAATTGGCTGGAAACATATTATTGGAACGAAGCCAAACTAGCACCGCAAGGTGTCCATTTCTACAGACCTCACATACCACTGAGTGGATCTCACCATGGGGTTGTTTTGTATCTCTCATCCATTTAGCGGTTTTAAGGTCACCCTTCGCACAAATGAGTTCAAAGACATAATCTTTCAACGATGGTGCATCCGGACACTGATCAAGGACCCACTGTGCAATATCCACATGTCCATTTACACATATTGCCTGAAATGTGTCTACGAACTTCTTTTCCTCCCATTGTTTCGCCGGCGGGATTACTCGTGGCCATTTGCTATGGATCCACTGTGCCATTTCACGATGCCCCCACCAACCAGCGGCGTTGAATGCATTTTCTGGATCCTGAGGATTCCAAACATAAGAGATCTGACTATCTAACCACTTGACAACATTTATATGGCCATTGCGACAGGCAGCCACGATCATATCGGAATACCCACCGGGTACTGGGCGAAGCATGTGTGGATTGTGACTGCTTAGCCACTTCGCGGTTTCAAGCTGTCCAGCGACACAGATTTGGCAGAAGATGCCAGGCCCGTACGGCATCATAATCGGCCTGGCATATACTACTTGTTTTGCAAAGGGTAATATATCATCTGTGATCCGTGAGACTTGCGTTGGGGTTACTAGTTTCCCTAATGCACGAATAATGCGCGAACTTTTCGAAAGACCTACAGTACAGCCATGAAGTGATAGCAGTTCAATCCAAGTAAGTAGCCCCGCCTGGGCAACTGTTTCGAGGGCTGGGTGCCACGACATGGCATATAGCTACCAAAATACGGGTTCAAATAATACGAACTCGGTATTTAGGGGGTTAAAACACCATTCACGTACCGGGTGCCGCACCCAACAAAGTGGTCTAAAAACCAACAAATCGGTCTGGGCCATCCAACAAAAAAGACCTTTTGTTGCAACAAGTTGGACGTAAGAGGCGAAATCGGTATTGGCGGGGTAAATAAGTATACTTAGAAATGCTCTTTATATCCTTTAAATACTAAATAAAGTTATATATAAATAGAGATCCAAATTGTTGCAACATAATGGATCAAGAAAAAAAGGGGGGAAAAAATCTGGGACAGAAATCCGAGGCCGCCAGAAAAATTTTTGACTCAGGCGAAGCTGAATTTATATCAGCTGGCAGGTTCTGCGATACCAAAATTTGTTGTCTAAATATCCACACGATCCAGCCGTTCTGTAAGTGCTTCTACTTTCAGTATCAGCTCAGCGATACGCTGTTGGTCAGCAGTTTGCACCACCGCATTAGGAACATGTGCAGGTTTGACTTTACACCTATGCTTCATGTGCCTTGATTTTGCCTGAGGAGTTGTAAAAATTCTCATACAGTACGTGCATTGGTGCCCACCTTCTGTAACCGGCTGGTCAAGAATTGGGTTACATGGAGTTTTTCTTGAGTGATGCCGTTTTAGCAAACTTGGGTAAGTAAATACGCTCCCACACCGGGCACAAGTTCTGTCCATTCTAGTTAATAAACCGAAATGTTCAGTTGTCCCAATCTCATTCTGGCAATTCTGGCACTTCTGGCACGACATCGTTTTTTGTCCCGGGAATGGGTAATTTTTTAAGTACCCTGGCCAACTGTTCTTTGTTTCGCACAAGTACAGCTTTCAATGTGCCTTCTGGTCCCGCAACTTGTCGTGCCTTTGTGGGATCTTTTTCGAATGCCTGCAGTTCTTTCAGAATTCGCCCACACGCATCCATATCCGCATCTTCTGGAGTATCGCCAAGACCAGTTACGGGCTGCTTGTCGAACAACAAATCAACACTGGACTGCATCATCGGTGGAAGCACTAGCGAGATTGGTTGCACTTCCCATCCCATGCTACTGTATACTAATGCTTCCTTCCGTTTCTTGTTAGGAAGGTAGCACGTAATGTTTTCCGGATGCTCTGCATCACTATAAATGAGTAGTGCTGCCTGAAGCAGAGCTTGTACGGCTGCGTCCGGTGCAGAATAGGCAAGAAGAGGAAGTAGTAGATCGTTTACCCGCCTTCTTGTCACATGTTCGGTGCTTTCTTTTCCAAACACGTTTATCTGTATATTTTGGTTCAAGACGGGCCCATTGTTCACTACTGAATCTGTATTGTGCTGTACCTGGTGCGGTTGAGTTGCTTCTGGAGTTGTAATGAGCTGGTGCATCATTGAAGTCATTTCGGCCATCTGTTCTCGCAGTGCTGTAGTTTCTTGCTTTTGTTCATCTAACTGCCTTTTCAGTGTGTGGTCCATAAGCTTTTCCATTCCTTCCGCACTGTTTGCGATTTTACACCGTAGGCGAATGTGTTTCGACAATGTAGATGCGGATTTGTAGCAGCGGCCGCAGAACCTACAATGGAGAGAACCCTCAACAGGCTCAATAATGGGGTCACATGGTGTTTTTCTTGACTGGTGCCTCCGCAATTGCCAGGGGAGATTAAACGCGACTCCACACTTTTCGCATGTCCTATCCGCCATATGTAATCGATCCAACAATTTGGTCTCAAACCCAACACACTGGTCTATAGAACCCAACAAAAAGGTCCAATTGTTGCAACAAGTTGGACGTAAGCGGTGAAATCGGCATTGAGAATATAAATGAGCATACTTAGAAATGCCTTTTATACCCCTTAAATACTAAATAAGGTTATATATAAATAGAGATCCAAATTGTTACAACAATTTGGATCAAGAAAAAAAAGGGGGAAAAAATCTGAGACAGAAAACCCGAGCCGCCAGAAAAATTTTCGGTTCCCCGTTCTCAAAATTATGAAGCTGTGCGGGTTTTTTCTCGCCAACATAACTGCGGGAACAATTCTGCAACAACAGCCTTTTTCTGTTATCAGTTACAAGATGTTTGTTCGCGGTGCAGCGGCCGTTTCACCAGCTGTTCAAGCTGTCTTGGTGCAAACAATGCAGTAAGCTGTTCATCACTTAGTTGTAGCACTGGAGCATCTTTTGAACCATGTCCGCGAACAAGCGCAGCACGAGATACACGTTCATACGCTTCGAGCCTGGCAGAAGCATCAATTGCGCTTGGAAGTGGAGAAGAACGAGAACCCAGTTTACTTTCTAGGGACATTGTCGTGGAAGCGCACAGTATGTATATGCGCAAAATTAAGCTGTATTCTTTACGAAAACTCACGGGGTGCATCAAAGTTCGGGTCAGGATCAACATACCCGTCCATTACAGACACGCGGTTTGTATCAGCAATATACAGAAGCGGCGGGTCTTTGTCGGAACCCTTTCTTGGAGCAGGCATTAACCGAACTTGATCGGTAAGTATCCATTTTGGGTGCATTTCGGAACTCCCGCTTGTAACTCGAAGTGCCCGCAGGCGATTTGCGAGTGCGTCGGTGAATAAATCGGGTGTTCGAACTTTCAAATCTTGTTTTGTGTAATAGCCAGGACCTTTGGGATGACGCTCCTCGTATCGTAGTAACTTAGAGCGCAACCCATCATACATACATCGTTTAAACCGTGTAACGCCTTCGGTAAAATCTTCTGCGGATAATGTTGCAAGTCGCCGCTCAGGTGCACGGTAAGGATTCAATCCTGCGACAATCATTTCTTCGATTACAGATTCCCGGTATCGAGCAAGAGCGATAAGACCGTCAAACTCGAGCCCAAGCCCGGTACACCACTCAGCTACGGTAGCGAGGTCGCCACGAGCAGCACCAAGTTGACGCATAAAGAGGTCGAATATAAGCACAGTTTCGATAAAGTCATCCGCGATAAGGAGGCGTGCACGGAAGTAGAATGCTTCGCTTTCCGTTGGGGGCAACGCTCCGGTAACGCCGCCACCAACCCGCTCCACTAGAAACGAGGGCAATGCAGCGCGTAATGCATCAGAGCCCGGTGGAAGGTCCATTGGGCTAGATCCCTTTGCAGGCCGGCCGCGATCCACAAGTAGATCTTTCATAGAAACTCCAAACGTAGCTACTGCAGTCGCCAAATCAGATGCGGCAGCGCCCCAAACATATCCGGAGAGAAGAATTCGAACTCCGGCAGTTGGAACTCGGGAGAACATTGCAGCGATATGGCCAAGAGGCGTTAATCCATACCCGCGAGTAACTGTTAATGGGCCCGATCCCGAAGCTCCAGGCTCATCCGGCATAGCATTTTCTAAAGATGCTGGAGGCCATCTGTCTGGAAGCGGTGCACGTGGAGATATAAACCCGAAGCTGATAGCTTTGCTATTCGCGGAAAGAAAAGCTTCAGTAGCTGGCGGATCAAGAAGAGCCATATCCTCGACACGAAATTCGGGCACTTGCCCCATCCGAAGCTTCTGCCGCTGTTGCTCGCGAACAATAATGAGGAGAATATCGGTTACACCGGTCGTAATAATGTCTGGGAGCTGTTGCGTGTCAAGTGCTTCAAACACATTTTTGGTATAAAGTGGGTAGAAGTCTCCTGGAAACATTCTACCTGCTCGGCCCTTTCGTTGACGAATTCGGCTTTGCGGTGCAGGGCGAGTAGTAATCCCATCTACACCCCATGGCTGGTAAACTTCTCTGGTACGGCTCCAACCACATTCGATTACATATCGGAGAGTGTCGATGGTTAACCCTGTTTCAGCAACGACATTGGCGACAATAATGCGCCTGGAGGGATGATGACCTTCTACTGCAGGGAGCTTTTCCGGAGGCACAAACACGAGTGGATAATCACCAATTTGCGAGATCACAACTTCGCGATTGACCAGCAGAGTTAGGAAGGGAGGATGGTCCTTAAATTCGTTTGCAGCGTACTGAAGAAGAACTTTACGAAGGTGCCGCTCAACTGTTTTCATCTCTCCCACGCCCGGTACAAATATAAGGATATCTGCTTGTTCAGGCGGGTCATCCGATCCTGCTTCATGAATTTTTACAGCTTGTGATGCTGCCTCTGCAAGGTAATCGTTCGCTCCTTGTTTGGGCCAATGCGTTGTAATTTCATGGGAGCGACCAACAACTTCTACGATATTTTCAGGCCCAACTCCGAAATACTTAGCATACCGCGTTGTATCGAATGTCGCACTTGTTAGAAGTAGAAACGGGAGACGTTCATTACCAAGATTCCGCTTATAGAAGTTCAGAAGAAGCATCAATGTCATGTCGCTATCTAGCGATCGTTCATGTGCTTCGTCCATGAGAATAAATCGGTACCGTTCCATGATCTCTGCATCTTCTTGGTGGCGCAACTGAACCGCAAGAACTCCGGCAGTCGCGTACACTAACCCCGAAGGAGGGCGATCGGACAATGGGCCGGTCTGGAAACCGACTGTCATTGAGAGAATCATGTCGGGATTTATTCGGGTTTTTACACCATCGACAATCCTTTCTGACGATACATCTGTCGCAAGAGCGATCGCGGTTAAAACTCGGGGCTGGGTACAAATCACCCCTGGTCCCCGAAAACGTTGTTTTGGCGGTGTGCGTTCACTGCGCAAGATGCGGAACATTCCAACTGGAAGCGCGGTGGACTTTCCAGATCCTGTTTCTGCTCGAACAATTAACACACGGTCTGCCATCGTGGCACTGGTTCCGCCAAATTCCGGCATTCGCCGCTTAACCCATCTTTGGATGAATTTTAAAGGTATTTCCGTCGGATCCACCCCCTTCGCGCGAAGACTTCCCGGCACTAATATGGTTGGAAGGCCCATGGGATAACCTATGTAAGGTAACCCAATTCTTTAACCTCTTGAATGATATACGCCTCGCGATTAACAATATTATCAGGAATCTTCAGCGGATGGACGGCCATCTTCAACAATACCGGGCAATAACTGAAAAATATGCGTACTCGACCTAGGATTCCTCGTCGGGCCAGATGCTTGATTCTCGAATGTGAGTATAGAACTGTTCCCACATTGGAGTCCAAAGCTTGGCATGTTTGAGCAATAGTTTTCCACCCTTAAGGTTGCGCTCCAGCTCTCTTTCAGCAACTTCTGAGCCATACTCTTTCGCGAAATTCCAGTTATCAGTTTCTTCGGGTGCCCGAGCCACAGATCTTATGTCCCGCGCGATCCGATATGCGGAACCAACATTTTTACCAGCCTCGCGTAGTGTTTTTATCTGATCGGGATTCCCTCCGGCAACAAGCCATCCAGAAACAACTGCAAGCGAAAACGTAGCCGCAGTTTCACGACATCTGACCTCTGATGGCGTTAAGTATTGTGGACCTCGGTCAAACACACGAGTCAGCTCGTTGTTGATATGTGACCCGATTCTGTCCGGGTTAGGGATGTCAGGACATGTATCTCGGATACAGTCAACTTGGCGACAAATGTTTTGAACGCCATTTGTTATACAACCGGACATTAAAGCAGAAACTGCATTAGGGACAAATCCTTCCGAAGGTCGTATAAAACTTACCGCAGCACTGATATACTCGACAAATATGGCTGTTTCACAAGCATCAACCGGAGTCGAATCATTGTCCGGCTGAGTTGCCCGTGCAATTTCCATTACTATCATAGCCAGGTGTTTTGGCTTCCCCGTGAACATTTGTTTTCTGAAGAGTGACGCATCCGCAAATATTTTCTCAATAAGCACATCGTACTCCTCCATCGTCCGTGGTTTGAGTATTTCTTTTGGGCGATATGGGCGAAGGGGTTTTTTGCGCGGTGCTGATGCAAGTATTTCTTCTTTTAGACCATACCGAGTCTCCATCTCGGATAGAAGCCCATTTGCCCGTACTGCTTTAGCGATAGCGACCACTATCGCAATGATCAGCGCAGCTATAACTGCTAGGTACACAGCATGCTTCGCCATTGTACCGCGTATACAGTAGGTATACGGCCTCTATAATATTGCCCAAAATTGAAGATAGAATATTGGTTCATACCCGTATCTGCTTTGGATTTAAAGCTCGGTAATTGATACACAACTAATCGCAAGAAAAAGATGTCCGACGATGAAAAGCACAACGACGAAATGCCAGTCGCAGACGAGTGGGCGACTGTGAAGAAGAAAAAGAAAAAACCTCGACCCAAGATGCATTTCTCAGAGGAGGAGGCGAATCGGCTTCAAGACGAGGAAAACGTCTTCGGCCTTGCTGAGATGCTGCGCAGACCAATGCTGAATCGTGCAATTGACGATGGCTTCCGGTACGCAGGTATCCTGAGAGGAGGCGAAGCTGTTCCAGACGAATTTGTTGGAATGGAACATCAGAGATTTGAGATTCCGCACAATCGTTGGGGTGACGTTGTGCTAGTTGTACGCAGTTAGCACAGTCTAAGTGCTCAAAACGAGCTAGGCTTTTTTACAAACGATGGACAAGCCTTTTTTTGCCCATACTAGTATAGTCTAACTCAATGGCTGCGGATTCGATAAAGAGTTTTGTTATTGATGGGGGCGAGCATTCAGTTCAGGAAGTAATTAGCAAATTGGGTTTTATCGCGACGATTAAGCCCGAGGAAAAGGTTGATGTGTCGACGTTAAGCATCCTGTCAAATACACTTCCTGAACGTGTTTATCGCGCACTTGTCGCGCGAGGAGAATCGCGACAAGGCACATTGGACTTTGTCCGATTAACACTTGGAGAGGCGTTTGACCTCGCTGCTTCGTATCGTGGCAAGGAAAGCAGGTTCAATTCAAGAATAAGCAAGATGCTTATCGATGCGATTGCAGCGTCTAAGGCTGGCATCGAGTCTCTTACAGTTACATACGCTGACGATAGAATGTTCGTTTCGCGAGTGGAAACCCTTGTACATACACTTGAGGCGAAAATTATTGATCTAACGGAAGGTGATACTCCTGAGGTTGATCCCGAAGCTGATGACGAAGCCAAGGCTGATCGCAGTTCCAACAAAAAAGGGAAGAAAAAGTCCAACACCTAATTCGTGTTATTGCGATAACCAGGTTCTTTTCTCAGTGTAAAAAGAGGATGCTGCCGCATGTTCTTTTAAGTTGGTGGATGTTCAGCTCCGGCAATTGCCAGACCCAGGGGTACCACTCGGAGGAATCCACCCCGCCCCCACCTCTTCGCGTGATGTTTTTTGTTGCGATATCTATTGAATACTAACAAGTAATCAATGAACATCTAATGTGGTCCATCCGCGAGACTCTTTTCAGTTAACCATCATTCCAGCTGTGTTTCAGCTAGTCAGGTCACACGGTCGACGTGTGTGCATGGATTTACGCAGGGGAAGCTGCGACCCATGGTGATTGGATAGGGGGATCCAATTTACATAACTGGAGCCACTGAGGTTATTAGTATACATGCGGCATTCAAATTTGACCAATCCTGAGAACTCGCTTAAAAGCCTATTAAATACATGTTTTTTTTAGACAAATTTGAAAGGAATACCAGGATAGTACCTAGACTTCGAGAGCTAGGATCCATTATGAGTGCAATTGATCCATCGACCTATTACACTGATGTTAGGGATATCTTCAGGTTGTGCCATCTCAAAGAGTTGCGCAAATGGCTTAATGGCCAAACCAAGCACGTACCAACGCCCGAACTTATCGGTTTACCTCTAACGAAGATTACATCGATTTGGATTCACCTACTGGACGAAATTCCGATTCAGCAAAAGGGGTGCAAAAGTCGCAGTGCTGCACCTTTCGCGATGTTCAAAGCAGTGTTGACCCATCCATGGTGCAATTCCCATATCAAAGAACTTCTCGCATATTGCCAATGTTGCCATCGCGAGGATGGTGAGTACTTTGTCACGCTGTGTTCTATGTTGGCCCGAATTCCACAAGGATCCCGTTTGATTCGCCAGAGTCTTACCAAGGTTGGGCCCAAGTTTGTGCGCGACCGCTGGGTAGCGAGACATCCAGGATATAGCACTGTGCCTAAATCCTTTATCTACAATGATTTGCTAACCAAGGCACTGAAGAGCTCTACAATTGACGACATCAAGCGACTTCAGTTCATTGGCGAGTGGGTGAGCAGCATTCCCGACTTTAGCCACGAAGAAACCCTACCAACGCTGGCCACTTTCAAACACAACCCGCTTCACACAAGTGGATGGCCTATTAAGTGGTACACTGCCTGCGACAACCCGCGAGATAAAGTGTTTGAGTATGCATTTAGCTATGTGAGTGGGTATAAAGGCACGTATGAGGGCAGAAATTTGCCGTGCAACTGGTATTGCGTACAATCACGTAGACGCATTCAGACACTTCTTCAGCATGATCGGACTGCGGCAGATCATCTTCTGAAATTCATCAACTGGGGAAAGACTTCATTAAGCATGGTCGTTCCTGAATGTTTGGATGTGCGCAAAGACTCCTTTGGGGGTATAAATGCATATCTTATGGCAGAGTATCCAACACTTCACATTGCGCGCGATATGATGAATATTATGCTTGCAGCGAATTGGGTTCAACAGATTCTATCCGCCACTCCCAAAATGGTTGTGGAAAACTGGCTTTCAAGCAATAGTTGCCATTGCTTGAGCCCTGAATGTACACATTACTCAACTGGATTACAGGCGTTGCTTGAATCACCTTCGTTCACCGGGTTGGATGTCAAGAAACAACAGTCGGTCGTTGAAGTGCTTGCAGCTTGCATGATGGGGGAGATACCCTCCTTTCGTCGAAAATTCTCATTGCGGAAAATTGTAGAAACCCACCATCCCCGATGTTTATACAAATTTCTTGATCGATATCAGGGGGATTTCTGTCGGGTATTTCATTTGCGCACCTTAATACCACATTATGCCCACTCGTTAGAAAGTGTAATCACTCACCACTTGTACGGAATACACACGATCGAGCATTTCGTTGCTGTGTACGGCGACCGCGGTGTGACTGCGGCGCTTGCAATGTTCCGCAACTCTATTAAATCGACTTACCACAAATCGGCGAATCATCTTGGGGTAGAAAGATTAATAAAGTTGCATGGAATGCTTATGCACTACAAGTTACGAAACTTGCGTATTCGTCATAAAAACCAGCAATTCTTTCGGAAAGGATGGAGGAAGAACATGCAACACACACTGAACACAGTAGAATGTATGCCTCCGAATGCTGCAGTACGACCAGCCGGTGGTACAGATTATCGGGTCGCTTTACACGAATTCTGCGAGGGGTTTGGTTCCGAATTTCCGGACCCACCGGTGCATGCTACTCCTGAACTTCTTGCGTGGTATGCGGCTCGCTCGGTAGTGTATTCGCCAAAAGCAGACGGAGTTCGGTACCGCGGTAGTCCTGATGTGCTTGAGTATCCACCAATTACGCGCCCAATCGAAATTAATGCCATTCAAGCGGAGGAGATTGAAGTGAAAACAAATCAAGGAGTTCGTACGCTGTATATGGTATTTGACGTGTCTGGCCCGGAACTCTATGAGTATTCTATCACTGAACGGATGGAACTCATGCGCAGTACCCACAGCCATTGTCCGAGCAAAAGCAATCTCGCCGCGGATAATAGTGCGCTGCTGCAGTTTCTTCAGTGCATCCCGAAAACGGGATTAGATAACAATTTGCTGTGGTGGCCGAAGTGGTGCGGTAAAAAACAACTGGCTACTGAAAACTTTCTTCGTTTAGTGGACGAACCACCGATTACGCCATATCCTAATGATGGCTGGGTTCTGACACCCGATGTGGGTTTCGCAGAGAGAATTAGTAGCAATGTTCTTCCCCCGGATGTGAAGGTGAAGCCCCTACATGAGATGACTGCTGATCTAGTGCCGCAAACAAAGTCTTCTCATATGGTTTGGCGCTGTGTTTGGAAAAATGGCGCATGGGTGCCTCGCGAGGAAAGACCAGAAAAGCGAAAACCAAACCCGCCTCACATGGTAAAATGGTTGGAAGAGTTTCATCAGCACCCATGGCGCTCACGAGACTTAATTCCATTCATGAATACCGGGCACTATCATCCCACCGCACAGTATGCATTAAGTGCCGCAACGAGAGCTTTCCGGCGCGATCAGCGAAAAGCACAACAATACCATCTTACCGAGCGATGTGCCGGCAAAAACGTTCTTGATGTGGGATCTGGCCGTGGCTTAGTGCTTCGAATTGCTACCGCTGATGATTCGAAACCAGATACTTGGACTGGTATTGACATTGATCCCGTATGCGTTGCCCAGTCGCAGGCCACTGAAGAAAAACACACATGGCTTTGGGGAAGCGCAGATACGATGACTCATCCGATGACAGGTGTTCGACATCCTGAGCTAGCAGAATCGAGCTTCGATGTAATTCTTCTCATCAACAGTATCCATCATGCAGCCAACAAGCTGGAGAAGTGGGTAAAGAATCTTACCGGGCTTATCGCGCCAGGTGGCACAATCGTTATCGAGACGATCGATCCTGTTCGGCTCCCCGCTGGGACACTTAATCTTCCAGATGGCTCGTTTGTACGACAAATATCCAAAACTGAGTTTCGAATTAGTCTTGCGTGGGCGAAGTCTCGCACGACGCCGGTAACTGAGCAGTACTTTGAACTAGATACGCTTGTAAGTGCGTTCCGAGCAGCGTCATGGCAGTTGACAATGGTTTGCAGAGCCGACGGAGGGTCTCTAGAAGCGGAAAAATGGGCGCAGTGGGCTGGGGCGCACATGTGGGTGGCGTTTAAGGCGCCAGCGTAATTTGGAATAGTTACTTTTTTATCTTACATTCGGCCTTCCTTTTACTCAGGGCCTTCATCTGATCCAGCAGCGATCACAAGTTGTTCGTTAACCACTCGCCTAAACCCCTCGCCGCCGTTGCGATACATCTCTGCGAAGTGATCTTTTGTTGTAGAAAGTGTTCCTGTCGGTTTAGGCTGCGAATCGTCAAACTCCTCCGGGGAAGATTCGCTGTTCAGGTACGCAACATACTTAGCGATCCACTCGGGCGACCTCCCCTTAACAACTGCTCGGATGTGCCCCTCAAGTTCATTCTTTGGCATGCGTTCAGCTGCAATCTCTTCAGATCCTAGAATACTAGTTACTGCGGGGTGTTTTTGCCCGCACAGCTGTTGAAGAGCACGTCCGGCACCGGCATCGATCAAAGTTTGTGCGTAGTTGCATTCTTCTTCGCTCCATGTCCGTTTTTTGCGTAGAGGTAGTATTTGGTTGCGAAACTCTGTGAATTCCACTTCGGTGTAGCCAAGCAGATTGGCCTTGAAGGCGCGATACTGTTTGATTGTAGCCATCTGCTATACACCAACCGAGACTCACTGTCTAATACTACTCGAAAAAGGTTTAACACTCACTGTTACCTGCGGCGCCGGGGAGCACAACATGAAACTATCCGACGGGATATCGAAACAGCCATCAATGTTATTAATAACGGGGTTATGGTGTCATCTTCGTAAGGAAATCGCCTTATCACGGTAAGCATTGTGATATTAATAAGAATAGCGTACGCAACATTGTCAAGGAAACTGCCATGTAGTCTCTCGTTAAGCGCAGCGGCGAACAGAGCCGCTCCAAGTAATGCGAGGGTTGCGCTAAAGAATAGCGTACATGCATTAAAGTACCACATTGTAATAGCAGTTACAACTCTCCAAACTCGTTGAGATCATCAGTAAGATTGGCACTATCTCCACCGGCGCGAAGGGATTTTGGTCCAACGCCGCCATTACCCTGATACCCTGCAACATCAATATCAAATCCAAATGTTTGGTTTGCAGTATCGCCCAGCTTAGTCTGGCCCTGTGTCGCTGATCGCCACTCACCAGCGGCCTTTGAAGCGCCAATAGGAAGTGCTTCGCGAGAGGTGCGCCACGCGGCAGTTTCGTATGCGTGTTGTGCCATTGCTGCGCGCTGTTCGTCTTTCGGAGGCCCAGCCCCGCGATACGAGTGCGTCACCAGTCCTTCAGCGGCAGCAGGGCGAGCTATCTGCATTTTGGACAACTTGGCTACGCGTCCGTAGTCCTTGCCGGGAGTGATCCCTCGGCCCAAGTCAGCGAATCCTTCGGCAGTTGCAGTTGTGCGCACTCCATCAGCTACAATTTGATTGGCAATCTTGCGGCGACTGGACGCAGTGCCTTCGCGAAGGCCAGATACAATAGCTTCCACGTTGGTGAGATGAGCATTTGGTGTCGTGTGTGCTTGTGCGGCGCGAATCGCATTTTCCGGATGAGCAGCAGGTGTTAACCCTGCTGCGGCCCCAAGTGAGCCACCTTCGTCATCCTGAATCTCACCCTCGGGACGACGAGATTGGTCTTCAACAATATGCCGGTAAAGTTGGGCAACGTCTCGGGCGGGCATAAGACCGGAACCGGGTGCACTGGTAACAACCTGACTGGCGCCATGATCCTGATCTTGTGATCCACCACGGGCTTTGCGACGCCGTGCAGCAGCTGCCATAGTCATCCCTAGCGTTTTGCGGTTTGTGCTACGTGCGCGCCTTGAATTTGCCCAATCATGGTCTGCCGCAGTTGTCTGAACACGAGCACCGCCCTGTGCAGCAGTTCCAATTCTTGTTTGACCAGCACGGCGTTGCTGTCCATACTTCTGTACACCAAGATCAGCATCACCGGTGGTGTGGCGCCAGGGCGCAATTTCTGCTCCGGCCCGTCGAGCACCGTCAACACCGCGAACGCCCCCAGAACTACGGTCGGACGCAGGGCCATAGTCGCCGCCTTGAAATCGTGCACCTTCTCCATGGAAGGACTCTCCACCGGTCTTCATGGCTGCCGCACGGAGATCGCCCGCGGCAAATCGGTCATGGGAAATGTTACTCCCCCATGGTCGTCCTTCTTTCTGGACAGAGAACACTTTCAGGTGTTTCTTCTGACGACGGTGGACCTCCTTCATAGCATAGCTGATTGCCTGTCCGGTCCAAGGCCGTTCGGCAATGTGGTGGTCGTCGTTATCGCCCATGCTTACAGTAAGATTCGCTGCACGAGATGTCATGTGTCCACGCATTTGATCGAATCGTGGATCATTTGTTGCCCCTCGGGGGTCGTTTCCAGTGAAACCATAGAATAGTTCTGGGTGACGAGGCAATTCCGGGTTCGAACCGCGCGTTCCGTTATAGCGCAAATTAAGGATTGAGCGAGACAGTGCAGGGTCTCGCCGAGTTTGGTCGCTCTCCAGAAACGGCGCGTCTGGAGACCAATCAATAATTTCAGATCGGACGTATTTGTCATAGTTGTCGTCCATGTCGTGAAATTCGTCAAAGCCCTGTACATCGGCCACCAAATCGGGATCGGTCTCTTCAAGCTTGAGAAGTAATGCATCGTGGGGCATCCCACCGTAGGGCATCCCTTCTACATGGTTTATGCTTGTGTAGCTCATTCTGTCTTTGTTGCACTCCGGAAGACAACAGTATACAGACGGAGGATCTCTGTCGCGAAAAAATCATTGAAAGTACTCCTGCTTAAGAGGTGGTCATGAATGCAAGGGGATTGACGTCATCGATTTCCAGTCGCTCAACTGCCACATTGTCTGCTCGAGGAGCGCTGGTGAGGGCACCCCCTGTATACATCTCCATACGGTTTGGCGCAACGTCATATCCCATTGGTACAACTGGTGTAGCATTGTTTATTCCAATGGACCGGCTTACATCAAGCCCAGCAAATACTTCGTGAACACCTTTTTGAGCTGTAGTTTTCCTAGCCATGCGATCAACGGCATAATGATGGACGAACATCACCGAAGTGACCATAAAGAATATGTAAAGCGTCGAGCGGACCAGGTCACGCTTGCTATTTTTTTGCAGCTCTGTACGACAAAGGCTTATTAGCACCACTGCGACGAGAGCAGTGATGAGCAACGCAGTGAACAATGGGTTACTAACTACGCCCTGTATAATTGGGGCAGTACATGCCCACTCCGCTGCGTTGTTGAAAGTGTTACCCAGATCGAACCCCATCGCAGATATCGATCGTATATATTGTTGCCAAAAAGAGAGTGGGTGATCGGGATTTACATCTAATCATCACCGTAAAGAATGCTGTCCAGATCGTCATCAGCTGGGGTAGTTGATACAACGCCGGCAAATACATTCTGCTGTGGCGGAGCGCTTGCTTGAACAGGCGCCGATTGGCCACCAGTCTTGAAGAAACTAGCGGAAACTGCAGTTTTGCGGTGTGAGGAGCGGTGTTTTGATCGTTTTGCCCGTCGCCGAGGACGGTCGTCTTCACTCTCGCTGTCGCTATCACTCTCGTCTTCACTGTCGCTGTCAGGTTTGGTTTCCGCTATGCGTTCTCGGTCCGGGACCTCTCCTTCAACAATGTCCAGCGGATCAGGTTCCGCGATTTGATTTTGTCGAGGAATACTTAGGCTGGCACCAGTTGCGGCTTCTCCTTCTTCATGCCCGCGTCGAAGAAGGTTGATAAGCTTGTGCATTTTGGCCTCACGCACTTTGAACTTCTTTAACTGGCTCTTCAGACTATCCACCTCTTCTTCAGCTTCATCCGCCCGAGAAGTTGCTTCAACTTTCTCTTTGACCAGGCGGCGAAGTGCTTTCTTCATATCTTCAATGACGTCCATCGAAACATGGTCACGGGCCTGGCCCATTTTTCGTAGAAACTTGTTCTGGAGTGCTGCGCGTTTCGAGATAAGAGCATTAACGGCAGCATCCTGAAGCATGCGAACAGTTACACCCGGAGCCACAGTATGCTGATCAATCACTTTGTGAAGAACGTCCGGCTTTGTCGCGAAACTGGCCAGGTTAGAAACGAGATCACAAATAACACTGCTCAGTATTTCATCCTTTTCGTCCGCGGTAAACCCGGAGAAGTACTGTTCAGGGATGCAGACACTGACAATGCGATCCACGAACGCCGAGAAGCTAAGCGCAGTATAGCGGGTAGTTGTTTTGAAGTACTCGTGTACAACCTGAATAACTCGCCCATAACACGACTTGTCAGTTTTCACTCCGATTACGAACGCCTGAACACGACGGACATACTCATCGGTGACTGACGAACCACGAGATGTGCTTGTTTTAGCACTGTGGTGCAAATGATTGAAGAACACATCAACGAAATACGATCCAAGTACTTCAAAGACCGAAATCACCTTTGGATCATGGCTTGCGAATTTGCTTACCGACGACATCACTAGTCAGTATACGCTCAAGATCCCTTCTTCTAAACTGCCGGACAAAAAGGTTGAAAGCGCTGTGACATTGCACTGGGCACCAATCTATATCCGAAAGTTGTTGTAGAAGGGATTGTCCTTGTCCATAGTAACTCCGGTGCTCTGAACTTGCTTACACAGTTCATGCGACGCTGCGCTTCCAAACAGAAATGGCCGAGGATATGGAAATTTGACATGATAATAGTGTTTGCGCCGTTCGTCCTCACGAATGTACGCCAGCTTTCGAAACTCTCCTCCAAAGACCTCACCAACAATATTCGCCACGTACTTTTTCTCGGGCTTGGGAAATTTGTTCGCCTGGCGCTCAAAGTTGCTTAAACACACTACTTCAGTAGTAAAGAATGATACAAACGCACTTTTCCGAATGTTTGCTGGAAGATCAGTATCGTCCTGAGCACAGATCAACGTGGTAATGAAACTGTGTCTCCCTTGGTAGAAGAGAAGTCGGAAGACTTCTTTGTTAAAGAGTGGTTTCAACTGGGCGGCACAATCATCAAAGATAATTAGCAGGCGTGGATTGAATGTAAGATAATACAGGCTGTATCGCTCGTCTTCGGAAAGATCATCGCGCTCCCAAAGACTTTCGTACGCGGGGGTAATGTATTTCTTGTACAATAGCACCAACATTTTCTTGAACTTTTCGTTGATATCCTTTACCTTCTCATCTAGGCGGCCGGGTTCTGACGAATATTGCCTCTTTACCCGTGCAATAACTCGGCCTCTCTTTGCGTTAATAGTTTCAATGTATTTGAGCCCATCTGCGCGACTACTTTTAGGTAATCGGCTGTACAACTTTGCAAGAATATCCCCGTTGTTTGCGCGCTTGTAAATTGAGGCCATCATTTCTTGGCGTTTCCAGATTGCTTGGAGGAAACGGAGAGCCCCCTTGGCACCGTCGTCCTTGTCTGGTTTTTTGGGGTCCGGGAGATACATTCTGTAATGAATGAAGGGCGGGTCCACAAATCCTTCGTACGATCTGTTTGTGGGTTCGCTCGGGGAGATAACCAAAATTTGTTCAATATGGTCGGAAACCAGTTTCATTATATTCTTCACAATGACTGTCTTGCCGGTCCCACTTGGTCCGTAGATCGCAACGGAACGATCGACGAACATTGATGATGTAGGTGTTAATTTCGGAACCTTCTCACCTGTGGTGAGCACAAGATTACCAGCATCATCAAGGTCCGACATTGCAACACCCTATTATCATAAACTCTCTCTTCTAGTTGATGGCGGAGATTTGTGGGTAAAACTGAAGGAAGAATTAGTTATCATAACGCCGCACGCGATGACTCATCGCGCCCTATGTGATAACATAGCGTTCTGCGCGCTTGCAGAATTTGTTGAACCCGCTGATGTATCGCGCCTTGCACAAACATGTCGCCTTCTTGCTAATAGTTTAGCAAACAATCGTGTCAGGATCTATGCAGCTGTGCCTCCGCGGACTCTTGGCAAACATGGAGACTGGTCGATCTTGAAGTTTCGTTGGCAACAAATGAAAATAGTACCTCAGCGGGAGACCGATCTAGCATGTGCTGGCGCGGCTATGGGGGGTCAGGAACAGATGATCAGGACACTTATAACTGGCACTGATTTACCTTCAGCGCGCGCAATTGACGCAAGTTTGCTAGCAATAATGAAAGGCAATGTACGGGTGAGCTGTGAGTTTCTCAAGTGGTTCCTGCTTAAAGCTGCTCCGTCGGTCGAAATTATGGAGCGCTGCTTTAAATACGCTGCAGGAAACGGGAAACTCGGCTATGTTCAGTTACTGTGGTCTCATATTCGGCGCACCGGATCTTTCGCACAGGACCAGGCTCGTAAACAAGACGCGATTGAATTTGCTACCTCACAGTCAGCAAGTAATGCACATGTTGCTAATTGGATTAGGCAATATGCCCATTAAGCGATACTGCTTATTTTTACATAGCCGAAAATATGGAGGGAGGGACGCGCGTCTGCTTGCGCTAAGTGAAAGCATATCTACTTACGACGATTGGCAGCGTATCTACTTACGACGATTGGCGTCACGAACAGCTTCTTGTTTCATCTCAGCAGGAGATCGGTTCTGGGAAGCAAGAATGTGGTCAACTGCGTATGGAGCAAGTGGCTGAGTAGCTGCGACAGCAGGATGAGAACTTCCCTGCTTGCTAGCCCCCTGGTCTTGCACCTTTGAAAGATGTTCTGGTGCTTCAGCCTCAGTGTAGATGTGAGATTTCTTGAACTCTCCGGTTTTGGGATTGCTGGTGAAGATGTCGACCTGAATAGCGTCGTCCGGGACTGAAACCATTTCACGAGCCCGTTCGAGGTTATCTCTAGCAACCTTGAGTTGCTCGGCCTCATCCTGACTGAGTTCCCGCAACCCCTCAAGCTCACCAAGTGTTTTGATAGTCTTTTCGTATTCCTCGAGCAACTCAAGTTCCTGGGCTGCTTTGAGACTGCCTTTTGCTTTTTCAAGGCGACGCATATCCGCAACGGAGATAACGTTTTCGACGCCCTGGTTGTTAAGCCCTTGGCCCATTTCAGAGATATTGCGCTTGTACTGCTTGAGGCCCTTCGCGTCGGGACCGTCTTCCGCAATGTTCCTCGCCTTAGTTTTGCGAACGCGCTTACGCATAAGTTCTGCCCCAATGCGCTTATCCTCGGTATGACGATCGAGGATGCGCTTCAGGACTTCGGTGTTTTTGTTGTAGAACTGGATCTTGTCTCGGTTCTTCTTGAAATCTGCAAGGAGGGACCAGCTTCCAAATTCAAGTGCCTTAATTGCACTGGGAATTTCGTCCTGATACCGTTGGCAATGGGCGTTAAACGCTTCATCCACCTCTTTCTCGGTACCTTCGAACATCTCCCACAGGCCCAGCGCCCAGTCGAGGTCAGGCCGCTCAGGATAGATAGCTTCGGTAATTGTGCGCAACTCTTCGTAGTTAACCTCGGTGTAGTACGCCCAACGATGGAAGGTGTCTTGGGGCGGGATGTTTTCTGCAGCAGTTCTGGCCTTGCTTGTAGCAGCAACGGGTAGCAAATAATGTTTGAACTTTTCAGGCTCTTGGATAGCCGATAGTGCGGCCTCAACTAGGTCACCGTCTCGAAGCAATGCAACGGTTGCAGCATAGTACTCTTTCTTGGAAAGAATCATGCTAACTGCGTCCGCATGCTCTTTTGCAGGTTTGGGTGCTGCTGCCCGCACTGCATCCAGAGTAAGATGTCCTGGGTCCTTGGTGTCGACTTTCACTTCGGTGTTGCCGATTTGGACTGATTCAACTGCGGCGCGGATTGTTGCCGCGTCATGGCCACTGCGCACATGAATACTAGGATCAAAGACCAGCCATTCTCGAAGAAAGTTATCGATGATATTTTTTGCAAGAGCTTTTGGCATTTCCATTTGTCCTGGCGGCGGTGGAAGAGGGAAGCGGCTAAGAATTGCTTTCACTTGGGCATACTTCATACCCTCCTTAGCTGTGGCCCGAAGCCGGTGACCAGCATCAACTCCTGCACGGTGCGTCGCGTGAGTAGCAGCGTAAAGAAGGCCTGCAGCCTTTGCTGCCGAGGCTTCTGCAGCGGCATATTTCACTGCAACAGCTTTGCGCTCTGCTTTTGTGGCCTTTTCTGGCAACACAATGTCTTCTTCCAATGCAACTCGTTTTTCTTCCGTAGCAATTTCAGCCGCCACTGCTGCTTCCTTTGCAATTGCGAGAGTTGCTTCAAGACGGGTGACAAGGTCAGCAGGAGACGATGGTTGCGAGGCTGGATCATCGTCCTTCAGCTGGCTTTTGGGTGTCCAGCGGCGTTGCTCAACTGGAACATCCCATTCCTCAAGCACCTGGAAGATGAACCCAGCAAGACTTGTCATAGACAATCGACGAAGATAGTCTTCGCGCAAGTTGATGTAGCTACATGCTATGATGCGCTTATGATCCTCGGTCGGGATCGGACCTCCGATCCCAGCAAACGGGTTAATCCGCTTTTGGACCTCAAGAATCTGCTCGGGAGTGTACTTCTCATCGAGCAGAATTTCAGGATTCTCAAGAACATCCTGGACGAGAAGATCAAAGTCCATTGGCTCACCTTCTTCAGCTGGCGGAGCGCCAATGTGAACTTCAGGCTGCTCGGTAAGCGTGTCGCGGATTGAACCAGACATTGTGTGTGGACTGGTAGTAAACAAGCGCACAAGTATCTCGAGAGAGCGCTGGGTCCAATTGACTTAATCGCAGTATGCAGTTGGAGGTTCGAGACATCAACAATATTAACCAACGTGGATGAGTTACGCCCTTGATATTGGCGCTTCGCACGAATGGAAACAGCTTCAAGGCAGCTACTGGCAAAATTCAAAGCCGCCCGCGCACTAATTGAGCAAATTACAATTGCTAATGTCCCGACTGACCTAGCACAGATGTGTATTAGTGAACTAAGTGCGCTCGAAATTAGGTTCGCTCTGTCGACCGGACACTTGTTTATAATATCTGCTTCGGGAGAATCGGGTAGACTATCTGCAAATTCGGAGTTTTCGCGAATCCTTGCTGCAGAAAACTTCTCTGGCCATGTTGACAGTCTTGTCGTGCGCAGCGAAAATGCTCTGCGTAATGTCGGATTTCCGATTCGAGGGGATGATGCGCCTGCGAAACGTAGTGGACCTGCTACACGTAGAGGCGTTGGGCGTGGAACACGAAAAACTACTGTACCTAAAGGTCCTAAGCCATCGCCTCAAGTAAGGGCAATTATTCAGCGACTACTTGACGTTTACCCTCGAGGCGATGCAAGAAGTCCCGCAGAAGGTGCAGCTCTAGAAGTAGATTTCGAAAGCTGTGCAACTTGCGGTGGGGATATGGTTGTTGATGCTGGACGCTCGATGCTTCGGTGCGCAGACCCCGAATGTGGCACTCTTCGAGAGTTAGTAGGCACTGTATTTGACGATTCGCAGTTCTACAGTCAAGAAGGCCAGAAAGCTAAATCCGGCACATTCAATCCAAATCGCCACTTCCAGTTCTGGTGGATGCATATTCTTGCCAGGGAACCTGAAGAGGAAATTGGGGACAAGAATGACCCAAACAACATGTATGGCGAACTACTTATTGTCGGCATGCAAAAGATTGTGCGACGAGACCGAATGATCCTTCGCCTGCTTGAAGTGAATGATATTCGGGCAATGCTTCGGGAACTTGATCGAACAGATCTCAACAAGAACGTCCCGCTCTTTCTGAAGAAACTTACCGGTGTTGGCCCTCCACAGTTGAGCGACTCTTTGGCGGTTCGGGTGGAAAACATCTTCACTAAGGCAATCGAGATTGGAGAGCGTGTCCGTGGCCCCGATCGAGTTAATCGCAACTATTATCCATTCTACATCCTCAAAATCCTTGATCACATCATTCCTGAGGATGATTACGAAAATAGACGAATTCTGTACTACATCTATGTTCAGAGTAAAGAGACAGTAGAGTCCGATGATGCAGATTGGGAGCCAATTTGTGCAGAGCTATCAGAAATTAGCTACAAGCCTACTGATCGATCACTTGGGCTGAAATATAGACCGCTTTGAAGTGGCCCCGCCATTTTAGGAATATTAATTAGACTGTGCGAATTACACATCATATGGCAAGCAGCATGGAACCAATCCCAGAAGAGAAAACAGAGGGCATGCCCAAGGAGGCTACCCCATCTGAAAAACCGGAGGATACATCCAAGAAAGTGGAGGCTACCCCATCTGAGAAGTCACCCGGTCCAGAACCACCATCTCTCGAGAAGATCAACGCGCAGTTTGATGAGTTAAGGTTATCAATCCCGCGGGAGATCACTGCGATGGAGCCTTGGACAACAGAGACTCAAAACAGACGGTATCTTAGAGTGCACTGCGTTGGGCAACATGAATCTGTAACTGCTAGGTACATTAAGTTCTTCGCCGCGAGCTCTGAGACTGATGATGACCAGTATAACAATATTCTGATGTTTCGTCTTGATCGTGATGGTAAGTGGGCATATGGACTTAGACACGTGTATCGCCCCGCGGAGTAAAGAAAGAATCTAGAACAGTTTTTTGCAGCGCTTGTATAGACAGCTTTCATGTCTCTCTGCAGGTATTCTGGAGTATTTGGGGAGCCAAATACGGGCGCACACGCGGCGCGTGTTGGAGAAACTGAAAAAATCAATATCGCTAAAGTAGATCTTCTGGCGACTGCGGGTGGTGCACTTCTGATCGCCGCTGCGGTCAACAAGTCTAAAAGTGGTAATGTACCTCAATTTATGGTAACATTTGTGATTGTGCTTATCATTCTTCTACTTATTGGTGGTGCTGCTCATGAACTATTCTGTGTGAATACGCGCCTAAACGCATACATCTTTAACAGGTCATGGCCTGGCCCCCACCCACGAATTAAAGCGACCAACTAATATTTGCATAACAATGGGGTGTGTTGCTTGTAGCCGGGAAGGCGGGGACACCTACATCAATGTAGAAGAGGGTGTGAACTGCACCGCTAAATACGAGATCTCAAAGTTTAGGTGTCGAATTGCAGGCTCTGTGTTAGGGGACCGTGTAATGAATCTGATTCGGGGCATTTGGATTGAAACATCTGGAACCGATGGGATCGCACATACTAGCGAAATTGTTGATGACGGGTCGCGAACAATAATTCATACACATCCAACTATTCTTCGGGTAAACCCGGAAAACGGAAAGATGTGTACTATGTTGTGCGACATGATGTCGCCCCCTAGTAGTACAGACTACTTAAAGTTTCTGAAGCCAGCAGAACAGCAGTGCCATACAACGCTTGTCGCGACTGAAGCCGGAGTTTGGGAATATGTTCGTGGCGTGGATACTTTGCCTGATGACCCAAAAATTGTTGCATCGATCGTGATGTATTACCATGTGTTGCGCTGTTCTTTCATTCAGGCGTGTCCGCCCTTCAGAAACACGTATAGCTACAATGAAAATGCACTAGCGAACGAGTATTGCAAGTACGCCAGCGAGCTAAACCCGACTGCACTGGTTGCTGGGACAAATTTGCTGACGCCGGCTATGAAAACCATTAAAGGGAAGAATTACTTTACTGTATGGTATCATTCATATCCGGGACTGGAGCTTTAAGCTGTGAAATAGCTTATCTTTTTTGGCAATTGAAAAGCAATATATAACCTTATAGGTCGTAATGGATATTGTGTTTCAGCGAAAGCGAGCCAGGCCAATTAATGATCTGGGTGGCACTCGGGTGATCACATTTACTCGACCATATATTGAGTGGTTCTTCGGTGGAAGCACTCTTGACGATCTGGGTTCCGGACCATGGACATTATTCACTACAGCATTGCGCCGCTTGCCTGAACCACTGCAAAATCGAATTAAGGACGGGGCGAGCCGTTCATTTCGAATCCCACTAGAAATTATAAAGGCAGATGTACGGCTGTATGCATATCTTGCAGCGGAAACGGCTGCAAAGTCTACCGGAATAGATCTTGCCAGATACCATAGTGCGCTTCATATAGGGTTTGGCCAGATTGCTGGCGAACTTCTTGAAAAAGGATGGTTAAAATAAAATTCAAGCCATATAACCACACAAGCGCTTTATTAGCGATATAAGTGGTTTTTTACAGATTAAAATTGAAGAAGACAATCTAGTTAGCACCCTCTCGAGGAATGAATCGCTGCGCAGTTGCAGAAGAAGAGAAATCCCTTAAGTGTCAGAAGATGGATGTGCCCGAGTGGGATCTGGAGTCGTTGCCCGAGCCCTGCCCGCTACTCGGGTTTCCCGAAAACTTCAACACATCCTGTTCAGATCCAGAAGACGCCCCTGCATACATGTTTACAGGTTCACTTGCAGATATGTCAGAAATCCTTGTGGAGGCGCTATCGATCACCCAGAAGTTTATTGACTGGTTCTGTTATGAACAGAATCTACGGAACCCATTGTTCGAAATCTTCTTTACATTGGCCCGTAGTCATGCATTCAACGATGTTGAGATTAATGAACACATGGCCGGAGCTCCTATTACAAAGTTCAGTGTACTTGATTGTATGCTTCGCGAGTCTATTAAAATCACAGCTGAGGAGACATGTAACAATGTATCGTCCGATGACCCCAACAAGTGGGCCGTAGCCATGCGCAACAGTGTGCTACATCGCGATTATGAACAGATTCTCGGCCGCCTAGTTGAAAAGGAATTCGTGCGTGTCGAGATTCTTCCATGAACACATGGTAGGTATGACCATATTTTTTTATTTAAAATACTGCGCCACGAGTGTGGAACCGAATTTCAGATGACACTTGCAGCCTCCGCTTGCAAGAAAAAAGTTCTGTCCAGAATGTGACTAGAATTTGCAAAACAGTGCCCAAAAATTGGGTTGCCCATACATAGCAGCAGGCGCTGACGAGTACTGGGACTTTCTTTTTTTGCTCCATTTGCGAACAATGGTCAAAGAACTGCTCACGAACGTTCTTAAGTGCTGTATCGCAACACTGCAGATCCGTCTGTAATAAGCAGGAAGTTCAGCGCCACAGCCACCGCGAGCAGATCGGCGGGGGTGGTCGAGGAAACATAGCTGGTAGTCCAGCGCAGGTACGTCTCACGGGCACGAGAGATGTTCAAGTGACCACTGGGCTGGTAGCTGCGGGGGAACAGAGCCATGTTGATGAACAGAGCACCGGGATCATCCGGAGTAACCAGAGCAGGGCCGCCGTAGTGGAAGGGCATGTATTGGTTGAAGAACGTGTCGTTGAAGCCGTCGAAGATCACAATGCCGTGAGAAGTCAGCGTCATAGTGTCAACAGTGGGCACGGGCAGGAAGTACTGATCAGGCATGACCTTGCCGATCGAACTGGTACCAACAGCGGCGTTGGCAGCCGCGGGGGCAGTGTCTGTGGTCGCGTTAGGCATCTCGGCCAACATACGATCGTCGCATTCTGCATCGACCATGCGAGTCAGGCGGTGCCAGTCGCGCCATTCGTTCTGGTTGCCGGAAACTGTGAAGTTCGAGGTCAAGCAGGCCTTAACATTCCACGCTGGGCGCAGGCCCACAAACATGTACTCAACGGGCCACTTCAGCTGCGAGAGAAGCTTCTCATCCGAGGAGTCCTGGTTGCAGCGCTGAGTGTGCTGACGGTACACGCGGATGAGCGAGAAGCCAATGCGCTTGATGTAAATGTCGTGCACCTCAGGGTTGACGAAGATGTTGTTGATGTACAGTTCCATTTTCTCGATCGAAATGTCGGAGATGCCGTTTTTCTGGAAGAGGGGCGAGTACGACTTCGAGCGAATAGTATCATCGTCAATAATGGTCTCAAGGTAGAGACTGGGGAACTCGAAGGCAAGCAGGTTCTGCTGAGCCATCTCGATAGTGATGAAGCGCTGGCCGAACGGGATCGACACGCTGGCAATCGACAGCCGCACATCATCGTTGAACCAGAAGCGAAGCTTGTTCCAGATCTCAAGAGGAGCCTGTTGGGGCTTGGGGGTCTGAGGCCCATTGACAATCTGTTGCAGCTTGCGCGAAACATCAGTTTGAGTAGAGCCAGCAGCGTTCAGAGCCGCGTTGACAGAAGTGGCCGAAGACAGGTCAGTCGGCACATTGAAGAGGCCAACCGTTTGGTTGCTCTGGCCCGCGGTGAACTTGTTGATGCCGGCCGGGGTGTTGGCAGCATCAGCATCACTGGCAGTGGCGCAGCAAAGCCCGCTGTAACCAGTGAGCGGCACCTCTTGGCCAACGAGGCGGTCGTGCCCGGTGCGCTTGTTGGGCGGCGTGCAGAACTTTTCGAGCATTGTGGGAATAATAGAATCATACTGGTCAAGGGGGTTGCCGTTGACATCGAACTTCACAAGAGAGAAGAGACGGTTACCGGGAAACTCACAGTACCGAACCATGTTGCGGTACGCAACACCGGCAGCGCCAGCCCCGTTACCGGCAACAACGACGTTACCACAGGCATCAACAACATTGTAGAACCTGTTAAGCGCAGGGCCTCCAAACACATCTTCTTCCTCAGCGGGGAAGGGATGGGCAACAGTGACAACACCGGCACCGGTGGCGGGCTGAGCGGGAGATTGTCCGGTGTTGGCGGAGAAAGCGCTCAGGCGCGTGCGGCAGACCATGTCATGGAAGAAGTCGCCAAACTGGGGGATGCTGAAAGTAACACCGCCACCCAGGATAGGGTTGCCCGATTGGGGGCGCACCTTGTTGTACTCGTAGCCGATAGCGGCAAACGGCTTGAAGTGAGCGTTCACGTACAGGATGTGAGTGCGCTCGAGGTCCACGAGGGTCGGCGTGATGTCGGCCTTCATTGCCTTCCGGCGCGCGCACATCACGTCCTTGATGCGTTGGTTAAGAAGCTTGGTAGCCATGATCATTCGATCAGCTTTTCCGTCATTCGCAATGAGCTTAAAGACGGCCCCAGCGGACATCTTGAGTTTTGGTTACGAGAACTTTGTTCCTATGTGCTAAAGAAGCGAGGTATGTAAGCGGCGCATAATCAAGTTGAGACAAAAATAATAGGGACCTTAACATTCAAGGCATTTTGAGCGCTTTCGAAGGTTAATTGTGTTCCACGATGCGGTAAACTCATGGCCGTTCGCAATGCAGCGCCAACGGGTTTTGACCTTTCTGGTGGCATATGGGTCAAGCGCTTCAAGACCAAATTCAGAGATTCGTTTCGCACGCGCCAATTCTCCTCTCATATGCTGTTCTTTTTTGCTGGAGCATTTAACACATCCCCGATGGGGCTTTCCATCAATCACAGGCATAAAGTTGCTTCGAAGCACATCGTATGATTCATGCTCACGATTTGGGCACTGCACATGCAATGTTTGCTGGGTCCTCTGGTCGCCACCCGTTCGAGTTGTATGGATGTGTAGCAATTCGTATCCTGCAGATTCCACCAATTCGCGGTTTTCGTCTTCAGTGCGCTTGCGGGTGCCGCCACACTCAGGGCAGAACCGAGGCCGTTTATGGTCGATAGCGTTCACGGAAGCAAGTCCTGTCTCGAACCGATGACCTTCTTTGCACTCGAAGACAAGTGGTTGATGACACTCGATGTACGTCTCGCTAAGGCATCTGCCGCCATGAGACTCGGCGATGTTGCGTGCTTTCTCCAGCATCGTTTTTGCAAGAGTGCCATCCTCTCGAACTTGCGCAATGAACGCTATATCAGGGAGTTCAATCGGCGCGAGCTCATAACCCAGCTCGAGCAGTTCATGTCGCACGAGCTCTCGGATTTGCTTGAACGGCACTGTATGTGGGACTTCGATGAGTGTTACCCATGCGGTAAATGTCGCGTGTCGTTTACGGTCATCCCGTTCTTGTTGAGCCTTAAAGTTCTCAGGGTCGTTGTTGTGAAAGAATGGTTCGAACCTGTAGTGTTGAACTCCCTGATACTCGACAGCGAACCGTAACTCTTCGCAGTAGCAGTCGAGTTCAAGTCCCTCGAGCCACAGCGGCGAACGCGTTTTTACGATTTGTTGATCGGGAAAGGCCTCAATGAGAGTAGCCCGAGTGATTGCCTCGCCAAGACTGCCATCCATGATCGGCAACGTGTCTAAGCAAGTATACAATCAACAAAATACGTTCAAATTTAGCACCAAAAAACGCTGCAAAAACAGCTAACAGCAAACGATGGTAACAAACTTGGGTTAACAAAAAAACAGGACACCCACTTGACTAGTGCTGGGCGGTAAGAATCCACGGTTCATCGTCAACCTGGACGTACGTGTATTTGACAAGGCGGGCGAGCAACTGAATGGTGGTAGACGGTTTTACGTTATAACTTTTCTGGAGATAGATAGCCGAAACTTGAACCTGATGTAATGGTATTTCGGACCAATCAATCTCCATACCATTGGTGTGATCGTCGATCCAATCAAGTGCACTCGCGATATGAGGCGAGTGCATTGTGTAGAGTTCACCACTCAGATCATGGCACCTGCGAAATCCATCATTGTCATCATTGCCCGCAGGTTGAACAATATCAATTGTTGCAATGCCAAGTGCGCTATACACCTCACGCTCGAACTGGTTAAGAGTTGGCTGCAGTTCAGGGACTTGTACATACGGTTGAATGTAGTACTTGTCTTTGGCAGCAGACGTCTTCAATAGTTTATGAGCACCCATATAGCGTACAGCATGCGAAATGCAAGTTCTGGGCGTCACATACAATGGCCCCTTTGGATCAAGTCGCAGGAAGTCCATTTGGATGCCAAGAATATCAAACACGGGCCACACAGCATCATCCAATCCATGAAAGCCCTGGCCGCCTTGTGAAAGAGTAAAGAGAGGGGCATAGACGCCTTGCGATGGCATGGGGATTGTCAGATGTGTTTCTAGTTCGGTGGCATCCTTTGATTCTGAAGCGTCGTCATTTGATTCTGAAGCGTCGTCATTCGATTCTGAAGCGACAGCATCCTTCGCAGCATCCTTCGAGGTTGGATACGGAGTAGGGCGCATGATTCTACACGAATGACAGAGTTATAACCACGTTCTTCACCGAATCAAATTTGCCAACAAAAAACAGCTTATCGCGAACGACGGTAACAAACTTGAGTTACAATAACAGGATAACTGGCACCCTATTACTTTCGGCGCTGAGGAAAGATATCGGCCGGACCATCTGCAATAAGACTGAAGATTCCCTTTGGCGGGCATGCAGTCGCAATGCATACTCTCTGGCAGCGCTCAACGGCATCAATTTGTGCGCGCAACTCACTGTTCGAACACCAAGGGCTAAAGAAGGTGTGGTCAGTATTCATCAACAAACTCATACACTTGCGTGAACACTTCTGCATAACCTGCTGTCGGCTATCCTTGCTGGGTGGCGACGGGTCGTTTTTAATACGACTACCAGCAACTTCTCCCATACATTGGGCAGTTCTTGTCAGGTTATCTTCACAGAACACTGCCAGCGCGGCTGCAGTGTGTTTGTTCATATATTCAACACTTTGCAAGGGGATGCCAAGCATAGCAGGTATGCGACATAATGATCTTGTTCAAATCCGACACTCTGTATTTGGAGGGGCAAACAAGGGAGTAATAAGTGACTGTTATTGTCCGATGTCAGTCACGGCAAAGCAGCTGAGCAAAACAGGGGCACGAGGAAAAGATCTCGATAGCGTTGTTCGAGAAAACCTTCAGATCATTGATGACAAACTTCTCCGCGCAGACCGAACATGGGGACGCAACGTTGTTATGCACGACTTGCCAATCACACTTACGCTACCGGGACTAGGCAAAAAGGATGCGCAGCGAATCATCTACACAGCAATTCTACGCAGTCTTGACAAGCGAGGTTTCGATGTAAAGATCCTTCTCACAAAGCGAACAACATTATACATCGCATGGATGACAGATCTTGATGTTGAGGAAGTCGAGGCGATGAACGCGCTTATTCGGGCAAAGAGGATAAACGAAAATGAAGTAGAGGAATTCGTAACTGTTGGCACCATAGCCGCCCCGCGCGCAATCACAGCGGCGCGCCAGGGAAGAGCAGCTCCTGCGCCGGAAATGAAAGTTGCAGAAGAAGACCGAGTAATGCAGCCCCGAGGAGGAGTAGGGCTTGCACCCGGAACAGAAACTCGAGCAGCACCCTCGAACCGATCCACAGCAGAAATGGAGTTGCTTCACGCCGGCGCCTCATAACTCTGCAGTTACGCAGTTGATTTTGCGGTCTTTAGCGCAAGAACAGTGTTGTGAACTAGGGCTTCTATCTTCTTGGTAATCCGCCCCGCCGATACAAGAGCCATTGCAAGAAGTACCACAACAACAATAAGCAGAAAGATTTTGACCATCTGAAGATCAATCGTAATCGTATTGGGATCTCTTTTTTCGCCACCCGAGCCGAACATATCCTTAATACCAGCTGTAAACGGACTTAGCGGAGTTGTAGCTGGTGGATTAACCGGCGAGACAACCGCGGGCGGAATAATCGCTGGATACTTCGGATAGTCAATGTGTCTCGGTCCTCGAGGATACAGCGTAAGCCTGGCATCACTTCCGCCGGAATTCGGATTGAAACTGCGCATTGGTCGTTCGTCCCACGCTACTTGCCGCGATGGATGAGGCCCCCTACGAAAGCTAGTGCGACCTCGAAATCCTACTCCGGGGGAACTTTCGCGCCAATCTGAGTGATCTCCGCGCCGACTAAACCCCTCATGCGACATTTCCCGGATATTGTACGACCGGATTGGGTCAGTAGAGAGTCCAGCACCAAAGTTGGGATCAGACTCACGTTCAACCTCATCTAGAAGATAAATTCCCTGGTCATGGTCAGGTTCGGGCGCGACAAACGTGTCCGCGTAAACCTGTGTGTAATCGCCAGTGGCCCAATCCATGACGAAAGACTATATGGGGCGACGACAAATCGCTAAACACAAAAAGGAAAGTCGATCGGCACCAAATCAGAGTTAGATATTTCTGACATCATCGAGCGATTTGTGGCGATCGGACTCTCGAATCGCCGAAAGCGCACTTCTGGCATCAGAAACGTGAGGGTCGCTCGAAAGACCAGGCGTTCCGCGTTGCTTTTTCTGCTGGCGAGGGTACAAGAAGAAGCTAGGCAATAATTCCATAACAATTCTCGCGGTGGGGCCCACATTGTGTTTCTGAATGATATTACCGACGATTTGAGACGTTTCGAACCGCATTCGGTGTAACTTTACGTTCACGGTGTTGTGGTACCCGGTATAGTCTGGGCGCCACCCCACGAGTGGAATTGGTCGAGATCCATCAAACACAGTTTCAACTCCCTCGGCCACTCCGAGAATAACTTCCTCGGCAAGACTTGAGTAGCGGTTTCTGTCGTTTTTGAGCCGAAGAATGTTAAGCACCGAATCGATCTCCTCAATAGCACTTTCAGAAGTAGGAGTTGTAACTCCGTCGCAGTCAATTCCTTCTTCCTCGAGCGTCATACGAAGCTGCCCAATTTGCTCGAGTTTGGACGCCTTGAGATCTTGCATGCGCTCACGCTCAACACCAAACGTAGTGCGGGTTTCGCCCCGAATATCGGAAACAACACTATTGATGTGGCGCCGACGCTCCTGCTCTTCAGTGCCGCGGCTTCGGTGCCGATGTTCCGCAATAGGAACCCCGGATCCTCCACGAATACGATTGCGTCGTCGCTCCCGATGCCCATCGGTTTTGATTCCAAGGTCCTTTTCCAGCTGCGAAATGATGAGATCCACTTTTTCATCATCCTCATTGCCACTTTCGTTATCCGAACTTTCATCTTCGAAATGACAATCGCAATCACAATCTTCCTCACAATCACTGTCGCAATCGCAATCGTCGCTGTCGTTACTGTCGTCTTCACTGTCATTGTAGGATTTGTGCTTGCTAGTAGCAAATATGCTACTAACACTGCTTTGGCTACTGGCGCTTCGATGGCTGCGATTGCTTCGATTGCTTCGATTGCTTCGACGACTGCGACGACTAGCGTACGATTTTTCGCTCACGTCACCATCCAAATCAATTTCATCAATAAGGCTAGTAACGAAATGGCTATTCACCGGAGGACGCACCGCTGTCCGAGTTTTTGACGCTGTATCACCACTACTTGAAGCTCCACCGAGTGGCCTAGTTTTGGGAGCTTCATCTACTCCTGCATCACCATCATCAAGAAAGTCAAATCCCAACTCCTCTGCCAGCTGGTTGAGCTCAGCATTATAAACACGTACCGGATCACGTTCAACCCGATTATTGTTACCTGTGGTCTTGCCCATAACAGTTTTTTCTGCTTCCTCAAGATTGGCGCCAGTCTTTATGTTTTGAGGATTCATTAACGTCGTGATGCCGGCAAGGTTTGCCGCATCAAGTCGGGGCGCGCTATTGTGATGCCCTTTTGAGCGCGCAGACTTGCCATGTTTGTTAGCGCGGCTCATACTTAGCTTATAAACCCCTGGCCTCTCGCTTCCAATACGCGTGCAACAGTCTTGGACTGGAGGGCTCTAATACATTGACAGCAACTTGAAGACTCGCAATGTCATAGAATACACACCCGAGCGATAGTTGAAAAATGCCCGGGACTCCACCTGTAGAAGTATCCGCTCCCACCAAGTGGTATGTAGGATTTGACTGTGCAACAAAGACATTTGCATTTAGCATCAGTAAAGTGGATCTTAGAACCGCGACGGCAAGGGCCCGAATCAAAGAACAGACACTAGCAGCACTTGAATTACTCCGCCGCGCAAAAACACTTGCAGCAAGCGATCCAGTTAAGGCTGGCCAACTTCTCGAAAAAATTGCTCCCGCAGTCGATGCACTTGATGCAGAGACTCGAGAATTTATTCGCATCATGGACGGTGAAACCGTTGATCTTGTTCCTGGCGTAGCTGACGACGATATCCCGACAGTGCAGCGGGTTCGCGCAGTGGTTCGCTACATTAAGACGCGGGTTCGGCCAGCGATAGAAAAATTCATACCACCCGAAGAGCCATTTCGCGCCGTGGTTGAATTCCAAATGGGGCCCAACGCAAAGGCGCGCGTCGTTGCTTCATCACTGATAACACTCTTTGCAGAAGAAGACGTGATTATCGTGGGCCCATCTTTGAAAAATAAGGTCCATGCCTGTGAAGAGGGTCGGCTCTGTTATTTCACGCCTAGATACTCATCGGCATACAGCGCAAACAAAGCACAGGCAAAGTTTAACTTCTTGAAACTAGAAGAGGTATTCGGTACAAACATCCCCGCGACAAAGCCCGCCAGTCTAAGGGGGCACATTGCCGATAGTTTCATGCAGAAAATTGGACATATTGTCCACGGCTCAGAGGAAAAAGCAGCTACTCTCTTCTAAGAGGGAATGTATCCTCTTCTAGATCAGGTCTGAGAGGAACTCGTCCATTTCTGGATCCGCAGAGGTTTCTTGATCCGCAGAGGCTTTGGATTCAGTATTTTCAGCAACCGGAGTAGCTTTGCCAACTACAACAAGAGCGGTTCCGGTGGGTGTTGAATCGGCTACAACACACGCGTTAATAATCGCATCAAGATCTTCATTGCTGGAGGGGGCTTGTGTCGACGTATCATCAATGGAAGCATCATCAATGGAAATTGAGTCAACAGGCTCTGGCGCTTCGGCCAAACCACAAACTCCCCACACACTATCCGATTGCACCAGGAGCGGTTCTCCAGGCATCGTAAACGGTTGTATCAGAGTGCCTACCGGTGTTACTGCACGAGGTTTAGGTGCACCGCCAAGACCCGTGCGAACATGAAGAGCGTCAATCGCGGCTTTAATCCGACGATGCTCGGGAACAATGACGTCGCGGCATCGTTCAGGAATAATCGAACCGGGGGTGTGATCCCGAAGGCCAGCAATTGCGTCAAGTGCGCGCATCTTCTCAGAGAACGTCTCCTCGTCAAGTTCCCCGCCATATCGAAGAAGTTCCGTTTTGTGTATCGCAGGACGGATCAAGGCCGTGCGATACCCGGTGAAGATAAAGTAGACAAGGCAAAGATTGTCCTGTGCCCGCCATCGTCGATCATCTTTTCCAGCATAGTTGATCTCAATCCACAACTCAGCGCAGTTGAAAGAACACATATTGCCGTGAACACCAAATTCGATGCACCCATCATTCGATTCCCGAACATAGGTCGGAACGAACTTGGGACGATCATCAAAGCTGAAATCACACTGCCAGCAACGAAGATTTGTGTGAAGGGGCCAATCATTGAGATGAGTGAAAGTGCGTGGTATTTTGTCCATAGGGTAAACTGATTCGGGCGCGGGTTCTTCCGGACCTGCGGCACCCGTGCCAGATTGAAGAAGAAGTTCATCCGCTACATCCTCAATAGGTTTGTAGTCATCAAGCGTGACCCCGGTAAGTCGGAGTATGCTTGGTGGTTTATACGGTGCCTCCATCTGCGCACCCTGTCTGTAGTTCAGCTAAGGCTTCTTCAAATTGTTCAGGCCCCCTCCATTGCTATATATGGCGGCATTTAGAGAAACATATAATAGTGGTTATAGTGTTTGCGGCTCAAAACTGAACACTGACCACCATTTCGCTATAAAGGAGGCACATGCCGAAAGCGGATCCGGACGAAACCTATCTTCCAGGCCATACTGGCCTAGATGATAAAACGCTACTGGCTCTGCCGTCTCAGGGCCCGTTGACACCGTTTACTCTCTTTGTGTGCACCTATGTTGCAAAACTTCATAACATCCACGCGGACTTTATTAAGACAACGGGCATACTGTGCGAAACTCCGTCTGGCCCGCTTGTAGCGATCAACAGCAACTACGGCCATGCGTGTCAACCAGGGTACGAACATTTGATCAAACACCCCAAACCACCACCGGAAGTAATTGTCCCAACTCGTGGGAGGGCGCGAAAGGTACAAGGAGATGGTACTTGTTTCAACAGCGCCATCGAGATGATTCTCCGACTCGGACTTGACGGAATTCGAGAGGACAAGATGCATTTCCTTAAATGCTTCCCATCGACTGGAGAAACACAGGTAACTGGTGTGATCCTTCCTGATCTCAATGACGGACACATCGCAATCAAAACGTTTGTAAGCTACATAAACAAGCTCGGGCTCGGAGATAAATTGCCTGTAGATGTAAACGAACTACAAGGACATCCTATCGTTGAAGAGGTCGCAAAAGTATCGCCTATACCATTTGCTGTTGCGGGTTTGGTCGCCCAATACACTACTCGCAAGATGGTGAAGGTCAATACTGAGGGGCCAAACATGATGAATTACAAGTGTCGAATTGTGCGCAACAGTCCTCGCATTCTTGTTGCTCTGCGCTCGCTGGCAAGCTATTTGCAACTTCTTGAAGCCCACAAGCTCATTGAGGGTGTAGACCTAACGCCCGAGCAAGAAATTGCATTCAAAGACTGGCCGACAATAGTGTTCCCACCATTCTTGGTTCGCGAAACAAAACCTCCCATCAATGACGTTAAAGTCTCGTTTCGCCTTAAGAGTGAAACTCGCGCGACTCGAATTAACGTGTTTCAATCGGGCAAGATCAATGTGCTTGGAGCTGACTCAAAAGAGAGCGCTATGTTGATAGAGGGCTTCTTCATCGAACTCTTTACCGTGCTTTGGTCAAAGTTCGTTAGGCTTAAGCCTCTTCGTGATGTAGATCGTCGACGTCGCGTTGCTGCCCCGCCACCGATTCCTGTTCCGCCACGTGTGGTGTATCCTATCATCAATCTGACTGATTCTGAGATTGACTTGATTCTGAACGATGTTCTCGGCAATGATGAAGCCAAAGTTGAACCGGCGGAACCCGCCGCAATGCCAGAACCCGCCGCAATGCCAGAACCCGCCGCAATGCCAGAACCTGTTGCAAAGAAAAAGAGAGAATACACATTCTGGGACGTGCCCCCACCACCAAAATTCCCGGGCGGACCACTTGACATTTCACAATGGGAATTTGAGGAAAGCGATGTTGACGAAGAACAGGAAAATGAGTTTGCGGCCCGGTTGCGCCAATTACAAGCCAGCGAGATGTAACTTACAAGATGTCGCATTCAGTAAGATATATTGCAATCGTGTATGCAAATACAAGGAAGATCCCCTGTAGAATAACACCCCATGGGGCGGGGGTTCGACCCTTCACTGCTTTTTCCCCAAACACGGAATGGAGTGTGTTAATAAATGGGTCGCTCACGACAGTGACAAAGATGACAAAGAGAGCCAGAAGAAGCTTGATGTTGGAAACTTGAAGACGCGGCGCATTTCCGTTCTCGAAACCGCTTTTGTCAAGCTCATCAAGAGGAACCGAATCGTCGTTTGCACTGCTCATTTTCGTGCAACACAACTGGCGAAGCACAGTATAACTGTCGGGGGAAACTCTGTACCTGGAAACAAATGAGCGGAAAGTGAGCTACCGGTTACTATATGCCGAGAGTGATTCCTAAGTTCTCACCGGGACGACGAATAAAGTCAAGAGGGTCGAATACTCCGGCGGATACAGCTGCAAGCAAATTAGTCTTCCCGGGGTTGAGCACATCTGCAGCAAGTATATCATAGAAGTCGTTTAGTCTTGCCTCCGGAACCATAAGTCGCTGACCTTTGCACTGTGCTTCGTCACTTGACATCCCTGAACACGAGACATACATATTTCGGCTCGGCGGAATCGCCCCTTCGCCGGAGACACCGACAACGCGCTTGCCAAGGAGTTTTCTCAACTCGGCCACAACATCACCATGTGAAGGGAGTAAACGAAGTCTCGCCAGTGTCTGGCGGTCAAATGCAAACTCTGTTGCAACAATTGTTTTTATTGCTGCTTTTGCGGTGTTCTGCGGAGAGTTTACATACGCTCGAGAAATCGCTTCGCGAACGATCTGAAGATCTTCCGGAAACTCTTGTAACATCTCGGCAAGCTTGCGGCGAAGTGACGACACTGATTTCACCTGCTTAAATCGGGTTGCGTTGATAGCGGCTATGATTCGCGCCCTCAACTTATCGTTTCTATCTGAGCGAAGTGCCGTGGCAAATTCCGCTAGAAATAGGCGATACAATCGATTGCGACTATTTGCCGCAGCGCGTAGTTTTTCTGCATCAGCATCAAGTGGTTCTTGCGATTGTCCCCGCACCGCTTCAACGATAGCTACGTCAATGGTCCGACTGTCGTACGGAAACCGAATTACCTCTCCCTTTGCATCATACGCCACAGGGTCGTGATAATAGTACAAACGCGACGCCCCTTTACTGCCTGTAGCAAATCCAACTGCAGTATTCCCGGACGCATCAACAAGTGTTGCGACACGCTCAATTGGTGCAAAGGGCTCCGATGAAGTTTTAATAAACTTGTTAATATCCACTACAGCATCGTTCAGAATAGCGGCGGGAAGTTTTACATCCGGTCGCGGCCCAAACCGAACCCGTGTTCCGTCCACTGGATACGCAGAGAAGCGAACTGCAATATACGCCTGTCCCCCGCCCGACTTTGCAGAAACTATCACACCGTAGCACAAATTTTGTAAGTTAATCAACCGTTCGTCCACCGAGAATGTAGCATCAGGAGAACGCGCATACCGAGTTATAATACCCAAATCGATAGTAGGTGGCTTGTTCGTGGCAACACTGGCGAGTGTTTCACGTACAATCTCTGCAACACGGTCGGTAACAAATTCTTCAACATCCGCAAATTCGCTTGGAGGATCATTAAAGTCAAACGTTCGACGGGATGCCATCCACCGATATGGTGGCGGAATTCGAAGGTAAAACCGAGGGTTAATCGCAGCAATCGGATATGTTCCCATCGGGCCAGTGATAAGAATAGCCACTCTTGGCGGGGTATACCCCCCAGATAACAGTGCAGTTACTGCGTCGGGCGACGCCTCTAGCATTACTGAGCCGGTACCGCTTTCATCAGAAAGCACAACCACTTCGACACCATACACATGACGCGCAAGTTCCACCAGAATACCAGGCCATGAAGTAGATGCTGCACCACCCGGCCCAAACGAGGAAAGTGCATCGTCGCGCCGGACAAACGTGCTAATAATGGTGTCAGCAAGTTCTTGAGCCGAAGAGAATGATGCGCCACCACCATCGCCAAGAGCATAGAAGGTATCGCCCATTTCGCGGGCAAGCGCCGCAAGCTCAGACAGAACTTCATCGATTGAAGTTTCTCCGACACCAATGGCAGACGCCAATGCATAAGCAAATCCAGCATCGGGAACAGCTGGCGCAGTTTGCTCAACTCCAATGATATATAGCTGATACGGCTTTGGTAATGCGCCAAGAAACAGCCCGTCACGAACTTCGCGGGGAACTTCCGCCACTCGGCCGACTGAAACCGCTTTTCCGTATGTAAGTACATGGCGTGACATCGATGAATCTTCAGTTGTCGAACGATCATACGTACGCTGCTGTAAGCAACTTTCATTAACAAGCGCCGCCCGTGAGCCAGTTGCCGGACGCGTCTTTTTGCAGCACGGAAGGCAATATCCCATTGGATGTTGACCCGCTCGGAAACTCAAGTGAGGGTATTTAGGGTCTGGACATTCATAGAATGCTGGAGTGTTCTCTGTGAAATTCCAATAACGAACCAGTTTGCCTCTACGCTTAGCTGCGAGCGATGACACTTCGGTAGCACTGTATACATGTGGCTGACGACCAGATTGGCACAGAACAGAGTAAACAGTGGCGCCTTGGTCATACTTCTTTAGATCAAACAGATTGGGGTCGCGCTCTTGAAGACGCCGCAGACGCCGTGTAGCAGTGGGGACTTTGTTATCTTCCCGACGCCGAGTCGGTTCTGCAGTATCGCCAACTCGGATGCGATTAGGTCCTACAATAAGTTTATCAAGGAAGCTGAATATGTACCGACGAATAAGCTCAAATTCTCCAAGACTGTCTGCGCCAACAATCTCAACCCGAAGATCGGTGGCTCTATGATGAATTCGAACAATTCGTCCCTGAAAGATCGTGGCCCACCGAGCTGCAGCAGCACTATCGGTCATCCAGGAATACTGATTCTGGGCCGAAACTCCATCGCCAGCTCGCAGACTACTCGCAAGGCGAGAATCGTAGGCGACTACACCTTTTCGAAAGCTAAATGTGTATGCCCCTGCCTGTTGTAGGCCACGAATGCCAACAATTCCAGCTTTTTCATACAATCGAAACCGACGCTTCGCTTCACGGAAGCCTATAGCAGTGAGTGCGTGTGGCCAAAACGCCGAAACAGTAATTGCGCCAAGAGTTGCCGCGGCTTTTGTTCCACTGCCTGCGCGAAGTTCCCCGCCAATAGGGAACGCAGCTGCACCCATTTTGTTGATCGCGTTGATGGTAGGCGTCACTACTGCGGAAACCTCCGTTGTAACAGTGTCAAACCCGACACGATCGTCTTCTCGCCAATCAGCAGTTGCTTCATAGGATCCGTCAGCAAGAACTGTTAAATACACGTAATGCACCTGAAGCCCTGCAACTCCAGTCCATTCGCCATCAGAGTCGCCACGAGCAAGAGCAAACGAAACTGTGTTTCGCTTTGGGAGCCGAGTCGTGAACCAATTGATTGCGGTTGCTGATCGTGGAGCATAACTGGTAGCGTGTCGTTTCTGAGCGGATACTGGAATTTGTCCTCCCTGCCTTGCGTTAGGTCCCACCACTGCGGCGCCAGCATCAGTAAGAAGTGTCGAATCTACCTCAAATCTTGCAGTTATTGCCGCGATTGAGATAGATGTAGGGATCCAGTCGAAGATATTACGGATCGCAGCCCGCATCTTTGCTGAATTAGGGGATACACGCATTGTTGCAGATGTTACCGCTGTTGTTTGGCGCGCACCTTTTGACGCCGATGGTCTCCACTGGAGTGCCCTATCCGCAATTGGTTGTTCTGCATCGAACCGAAACTTTAGTGCCCTTGTACTTGGCTCCAGTGTTGGGTATGCCGCCGCAATCTTGGTGGGGTCCGACAATGCGAGCGTACATGCATCAGGGCTAAGTTGTGGCCAGAATCTAAGCAGAGCACCATAATACAGTAAATCGAATTGATAACGGTCGCGCAACACACTACTTAAATTATCTTGCGGCCGCTCTGGAGCCCCCAAAGGCGGAATTACTGTGAACAGGTCAACGAAATACGCCCGAGTTACTCGGATATTAGGCGCAGTACTCAGATTCGTGAAAGTGTCAAGTGCCTCAATGTGAATGCCTTCGCGACGTTCTTCAAGGCGAGAATCGATCGTAAGTCCTGCCACAAGTGTATCGTCGCCAAGTGCTTTTCCCCGTGTTAATGCGCGCCAATCGACCACTATTGGCGCACTGTCCACAGTGATTCGGTACGGAACCGTTGGACCTTCTTCGTTCACATAGAAGAACAGGTGTTGACGGTACAGTGGGACTCCAGAAGCGAGGTGAAGCTTCAGACGTAGGTCATAAATGGTGTCTTCAGGATATACTGCAATATCTGTATACACTGGCGCCATCGCAGATAGTTCTCCCCATGCAAGGCCGTTACTAATTGTGGAAATATCCATCTGGTCATCTTGTTTGTCATCCACCCTGTCTATCTCGGTTAAATCTCCAAAGTCAATCTTGGTTTCTTGCATCGAAGGTGTTTTTTGCGCGCGAGTTTCGAACTGGGTTAAGTCATCGTCAAAGATCGGAGTATCCTCGTCAAAGATTGGAGTATCCTCGTCAAAGATCGGAGTATTATCTTCTTCCCCACCGGTGAAGAATCGAAGTTGGTGACGATTTCTTACATTGGTAGCTGTTGCCAGCGTTTCCGGAGCTGGCGGATCTTTCGGCGTTAGAATTTCCTTCCATTGTGCCCCATAAAATCGTCGCAAAGTCGCTTTGTCTGACGTATTCCATTGAGGGACACGAGGATCATTTCCCTGTGCCTTTCCTCGTTGCGCGGCCGCAAGAACATTTTTCGGTACTGATCCCAAGAAGAAGAATGCGCGTACGTGTTTGCCGGTGGTGGGATCCGCCTGAGCAACACAAAGCGGAGTTGCCGCGTACGGGTTGAGTGGCATTTTGTCCAGCCTATCGGTACAGTGCGCCCTATCTAAGCCGGCAAAAGCCGCGCACATCGCAGCGTACTTTGCCAGTATCTATACTTGTCGCTATGTGGGGGCGACGTCTACTTCTTGCAGGGGTCATACTTGTAATCATTGCAGTGATCCATACAGTGTGGCTGCAGTTGTCAGGCGGTTCCGACCGTTTTACTATCGAACAAACACGCAGATTAGCATCCAGTGTCGACGGGATGGAATATCGAGTTCACGAAGGACATACATCGCCCCAAAAAGCTGCGGATACTCTTGCAAACCTCAATGCTCAAGTAATTGGCATCATGCGCTCGCTGCGCGCGCGTTACATTCGGGGACCATTGGGCAATCAGTATCCAGAACGCCGAGCCGCAGTACAGCAACTACTGGCTCGTTACAATCCCGACAATCTTGCGGAAAACTCGCCGCACGACCCCAGTGGGGATACTGCATACACGCTTGATAAAGGTGCGCTTGTTGCGATTTGTCTTCGCGCTGAATCCGGCGAGAAAATACACGACAATGACACCTTAATGTTTGTTACCATCCACGAGATGGCACACATCGCGATCAAGGATATTGACCATCCAAAGCGATTTTGGTCAGCCTTTCGGTTTCTTCTTGAAGAGGCGGAGATCGCCGGCATTCACACAGATATGGATTATGCACGATTTCCTCGAAAATATTGTGGGGTGCGTGTTGACTCCAATCCCAGACATGATCCGAATGTAGTCTCGCTTTGATTCGGTTTCCGGACTTTTTCGCGCATCTCAATAATCACTGAACGGCATGGCCTTTCATATCACTAAAATGTCACCATGGGTGATCGCAATTATCGTCCTTGTTGTTCTTGTCATTCTTGTCAAGATTGTTACTCGAGTTCTGAAGTCTCGCCGTGAGGGTAAATCTCCACTGGCTCTTGGTGGTGACGAACCCGGTGATGAAATCGATGCCGAGGGCGGTGGGCCGTTTCGCCTTAGTATTAGGGACCCCTGGTACACCAAGATGCTTAACGGTGAAAAGCTCGTCGAAGGGCGCCTGGACAAAAAACCGTTCAACACAATCAAAGAAGGTGACCCTATTGTCGTAATCCGGTCGCGCCCCAAAGGCGACACTAGCGAGTACCCCGGTGGAAAATACAAGTACACCAGCACTGTGAAACGCATCACTACTTACGAGAACTTTGCGGCTCTCCTCAAGAAGGAAAAGGCCGCCAAGGTATACCCCGGTAAGACTGCAGCAGAGGCTACTGAGATCTTCAATGAGTTCCTTCCAGCCAGTGCATCTGCTGATAGTTCCGTACTGGCCATCGAAGTAGAAGCCCCATAGTTGTTGTAAGCACTACACCACTAATATTTTCCGATCACTTTTACTGCATCGGTACCACCGGTTGAGAAAGAATATAACGCCTCGCCCACCATGGATATATACCCGGTCTATATGGTATTTCCGGGTGGGAATAGCTACCCCTGAACGCGCGTTGGAAATATTTTAGCGTAGAATCATCGAACGTCCTCCATAGATCCCTAAACTCTCTTACGACATCTTTTGGGCGCTCCATGAAGAACGCATCTTGGATGCCATAGTGGTTTATTTTGAATGCGCGCTGAGCAGTTTGCAGTAGGTTTCGAAGTGGTTTGTTAGGAAACTGCGTGGGCACAGCAGGGAACGGAGTATGTTCAATATTTATGGCTGTATGCACTGCCACTGAAATTGCTGAGTAGTGTGTAAGGGCTTTTTGTGAGCTTGCGTAGATATCACGAGTTGTACACAGCGTGCGTAGAAGGTCGCGAATATTGAGGTAACCCACTATCTCGATCCAGAGAACGAAACTGCCGTAAGTGGCAACAGTGGTAAGCATGTCGGACGATTTTTCAGTCACGGGTGTAAAGAATCGGTCTACAATACTGGTAAATACGGCGAACGGCTCCTAGCCACGGGAGTAGCTGATTATGTGCAAAGAATTAGTCTGCAGGGGTATATACCTAATATATAGTTCAAATATACTACAGTTGCCCGAAGTGTACCAAGTGTATAAAATCAGCCTTTTATTCGTCTTTTCCTTTGTTTGGTCGAATAATTGAACAGGGGTGATGTCTTAAATATGCGCCTTTCACAATGGCATACTCACGTCGCAATTTCGGCAATGTCGGTCCTGAGGCTAAACTCAATGAGGATGATGCCGCTCAAGTTGACGCAAACGATGCGAATATCTTCGAAACAGAAGGAGTTGAAACTCCTGATCAGTTAGAAGCCGCGCCCGAAGTGCCAGACAAGCTCGATGACGGATTTGTGGTTGACGATTCGCTTGGGCCGCCCGGTGACGGAGACATTGTCCGATACAAGGGCGCGGACTATATCGAAGGCGTTCCTACTCGGTTGGACATTATCGATGAATGCGACGAGCTTGACGGCAAAAACGTTTCCAAAACCGTTCGTTCGGACTTGGACAATGAAAAGCAAATCTTCTTTATGCCAACGGATGTTGAAGAGGTTAATGAGTACGTTAACGGCAATCCTGTATATACATTGCGTGTGTTTGGCGCAACAAAGGACGGCTCAAAGACTGCAGTGACTATCACAGATATTCCGGTGTTCTTTGATGTGGCTGTCCCGGATCGGCCGCCTACTGCAAAACTGCTGAGCGCAGAGTCTCAATCGAAGCTGGTGGATCTTGAGCCCGCTCGGATCTCGGAATTCGACTCTCAACTTCGCAGAACTCTTGACGAGGAAACTATCGCCATCGATCGCATAGAAACTGTAAAAGCCTATCCCGTGCGAGGATACAACGAGGAAACAAAACCATTCAAACGGATTTACACCTCGAACGTGCAACAGCGCAAAAAGGCTATCAAAGCCGTACGCGACGCCGGAATGGAAACGGCATCCGATGATCGGAGCTGTTACTATCGCAAAGCTGCGCGTGAATATGGCCTCCCACTCAGTGACTGGGCGGTGATCAATGATTACGAGTACACAGCTGGTGCCGCCACCAAGAACCTTGAGATGTGTTCTCATACGATACGTGTTCCGGTTGATGGGTACCGGCCACTTATTGACTCAATGGCGTGTAAGACCGATCGACTAGCAGGGGCTGCCATAAAAGCGAAAGATCCTCTTCTTTCCAAAGATCGCACATTGATACTTACTTGGGACATCGAAACGCACGGCAGCCGCGGGACCGAGTTTCTTCCCGTGGGAGATCGCGAAGGTGACGAGGCGTTTATGATATGTGTTACTGCGCACTGGAAAGACGATCCCAGGGCGATTAAAAAGATATGCATCGTGGATGTTGAAACAGCGCCCAACAAAGATTGGACAACCGTGATTTGCGGGTCACCAATCAATGTACTCAAAGCATTCGCGCTGGTGTGGAAGGGGTTTGCGCCCGACATCAATTCCGGTTTCAACGATAGTAACTACGATTGGCCATTTATTGTTGAAAAGGCCAGCCACTACAAGATTCTCGGATGGATGTTTCACCAGATGTCTGCCGCACCGCGCTACAGACAGCCAACAGACAGCGATGTCATGAAGTGGAACTATCGGCAGGATCAGAGGATCAAAATCAGTCCAGAAGACACATACTTCAGTACTTATCTCAAAGTGCCGGGCTGTGTGCCAATCGACGTCCGCGCATGCTACAAGAAGTTGTACCCCAAAAGCGAAACGCCAAAGAAGAGCTCCCTCAAGTTCTACCTGGATATCACCGGGTTGGCAGGAAAGGCGGATATGCCGATCAAGCGGATGCACAACTATTATGAGGCTGCCCTGGAGACAGAAGGCGAGCCTGATCCCGAGTGTGCAGAACATATGCGTCACGTGGCGCATTACTGTGTAATTGACGCTTTGCGCTGTCAGCAACTGCTAGTGAGACGCAACGTAATCAACAACTATCGCGGGGTTAGCAGTTTGGCGTTTGTGTCGCTCTACGACAGTCATTACTATGCCGGAGGAATGAAGGTCTGCAATCTGCTAGCTGCGTACGCGTGGAGGCGAGACATGCTTGTTAGCATGATTCCGCTCGAGCGCAAAGAAAGTGGCAAATATCCCGGTGCGTACGTGTTTCCGCCCGAAAAAGGCGTCTCACCTGACCCTGATCGCCTTTCGGATATCGAAACCGCCGCTGCTGCGTTGCGCGATCTTATGGATGTTGCCAAAGCCTCTTCGGATGAAAGTCTATACGAGGACCAAATCAAAGCCGCAAAGATCGAACTTCACGAAGCGTTTGCAAACTTTGCACATGATCGGCCAGTTACGGGACTCGACTTCTCGTCATTGTATCCGAGCCTTATTATGGCGTATAACCTTTCGCCTGAGAAGATTCTGCTGGACGAAAAGGAAGCCGACTACTGGAGGGCACAAGGGCGTGCTATCCACCCGATCGAATTCCCATTCAATGGTCGTATCGTTCGAGGCTGGTCCATCCGTCACAACAACGTGGAAAGTGATATTGGACTGTACCCCTCGATTCTGATTGACCTGTTTGGCAAGCGCGCCGCCGTTAAGGTTGTGCTTAAGAAGCATGGTGCAGTAAAGGAGCTGATCGAAGGGATCACCAGTCGAGCGAAGAAAGATGGAGTATCGGTTGCTGAGGCGTTTCGGCTGTTACTCGCCGATACTGTCGAAGAAGAGGCTCACACTGCTGCGGCGCTGGCTCCGAATGCACCCCCGCCACAAATATCGCCGGGTAGTACACTCGAAGAAGAGATTGCCGACATGAAGCGTCTCAATAAGAAGGCAAATCAAACTATCAAGGGATTTGACCGTCTTCGTGAACTGGCGTGCGAGCGCGCTGCAGAAGTTGACGGAGGAAGTGCCGCTGACGCCACTCCTTCCGATGGAGATATCGAAGCGGCACTTACCGAAGAGTACGAGCGCGCCTGTTTCGACCACACATGCGCCGACACTGATCAAAAGGCGCTGAAAGTGTACATGAACACCTTCTACGGTGAAGCCGGTAACAGTCTATCGCCGTTCTTCCTGCTTCCGCTCGCCGGTGGTGTAACCTCAGCGGGCCAATACAATATTAAGCTTGTCGCCGACTTCGTTACCAGCAAGGGCTTTCACATAAAGTACGGAGATACCGACAGTCTGTATCTGGTTATTCCAGACAAATACTTCGCAGATTGCGATGACGACTATGCGCATGGGCGAATCAGCCGAGAAGACTGGTGGTCAGCGATGGTGCGCATCACCATGCGCGTCATGACAACTGCTCGAGATGAGGTGAACGCGTATCTGCGCGCCGACAACGGCACCGGATACTTGAAAATGGCGTACGAAGAAGTGTTGTATCCCGTGGTCTTCACTGGAAAGAAGAAATACTTCGGCATTCCCCACGAAAACGAGGTCAACTTCCGTCCAAAGAAGTTGTTCATCAAGGGAATTGATGTCGTCAAGCAAGGTCAACCCGAACTTGCCCGCACAATAGGCTATCGCATTATGTGGGGTTGTGTGGCCTTAGACAACAGCCGCAGTGTGTTGAAAATCACCGAAGATGTCTTAAGTAATGCAGTACTGAATGGTGCGCAGTGGAAGTTCGATGATTTCATCAAAACAGATGCTTGGAAACCAAGCAAAAACAACATTGCTGTGCATCGATGCATCGCACGCATGAAAGCGCGCCACGCCATTGAGGTCGCCGAGAATGATCGACTTATCGCGGCTGGAAAGGCACCCAAACCGCTTCTATACGAGCTGCCAGAACCCGGTGAACGATTTGGCTATGTTATTGTCAAAACCGGTGCATCGTTTGATCTTCGAGGGCGTAAATCCAAACTGGCCAAAGGTGACCTTATGGTGTTTGCTAAAGCTGCACGGGCGCTTGGTCTCGAAGTCGATGTTAGCTACTACATGGTGAGTTATGTGGTTGGGCTCTGCGCACGCTTCGTCAATGGCAATGAAGTATTTCAACCTCCTGCTGGAGGACCTCCACTTACTGAAAAGAAGGTGGATGAGAAATCTCAGAAAGCTGCCAAGAAGGCTCTTGAGAATTACCTCAAAAGCCTTAACAACATTGATAGCAACACGCTACGCAAGCGAGGGTATGCATATCGTCGCGCATTCAAAGCCGCGGCGGCCAAATCATTGGATGCTCTTGTTGAAAGTGTTGGCGGGGGCGCTGACGTTCTTCAGGGCGAGTGGTTGGACTTCGAGGTCTTCGGTGATGAAGGCGAGGATGATGAAGTTGTTGATGGTGTGTCAAAAACAGTTGATACTCTCTGGTCAAGCGCCAATTCGTACGCAGACCACATCTGCAAGGACAATATTCAGACTTGGTGTGATGACGCGAGCTACGATCTTGGTATTGCTACTAACGGCGCCAATACACGCGCAGAAGGCGCAACTAATCTGTTCAAAGCTGCGTCTACACAGGGGCCGCGAGTGAACCGCCGCCGAAACGACCCTGCTGCATCCTGCAAGCGCTCATTCGATCGCATTGAATCTGATATCCGCAAAAGTATTGTGGAAGTGCTTCCGGCGATTTCCGACGTGGCGGCGCGCTATGAAGCCGATTTGACCCGCTTAGTCAATAACTTTCGTCTCAATGAGCACAAAGAACGCCCGGAAATTGGAAGTCCGGAGGCGAACATTGAAGCTGAGACCGACTCGAGCGATGCATTGCTCGGTGTGACCTCTGATGATGCGGAGATACTCATTAAGTTCCGCAACATCTGGTTTGAAGCAGTTGGCGTTCAGTTGGCGCGACTTCGCGACCAGTTGTTTACCGAACACTTGAAACAGCTAAAGAACCGTCGACTTGGCGTGGCTCCTGTCCCGTCGCGCACGGAGAGAGCGAAATTGGTTGCTACTTCTGCTTCCAAAGCGAACATCGTTGGTAGTATCGATTGTGGCATTTAAGTTGCGACACTAGAGCACGTAACTGACCTTCCTCTTTTTGTGCCACAACATCGCCTATATATTTGTGCCTACGCAGCTTCTACTTTTTTTGCATTTGCGCCACCTTTATTTGCGACACCTTGTATATGGCTCGTCCTTTACGCTTGACATAGAGTTCGAACACTTGACATGTCATCCGGGTCTGCAGTGCTGCTTGCGGCCCTTGTTGCTCTCGTAATTATTGTAGTTGCCCAGAACGCTGGATGGGTGAAGACCTTTAAGCCCGACTCTGAGGGTTTCGTCGGGATGCACCCTGATGGTGCAATTGTTGACATCAAAGGCCGCGCCGCTGGCAACCGGCATCTTGACTCGATTCGCGGCCAGGCCAACCATGGCTTCAATCAGCCTCGCGCCGATCCTCGTTACCAACGTCAGGGACCTTCCGCAACACCGGAAGATATTGCTGAAGAGGAGCGGGAGATGTGGTTTGCGGCCACACAAGCCGGTCACACTAGTGGCTACAACACTGAAGAAGCGTTCTGTGTGTCTTCAGACACTATTCAGTACCACACTCAGGAGCCAGGCATGGATTACAATGGCCACATCACTGATCTAATTTCTGGCCCTCGCATGCGTCAAAACCACGCTAACTGGGTTGATGAGATGAGGCCTTGGGGAGGGACAACTATGAAAGTTGACACGCTGGATGTGGAAAACTACGTCCCATTCACTGGCTTGCGCCGCCCGCAAGCTGTTCATCAGTCCGACAACCGTCTCTTCATCACCGAAGTGGACGAAGGCGACCTTGCCCGCCACAACAAGTTCAACTTCCAGGGGTAAATCCGGGACTTGTGAATGCATGGAGGGACACAGACAAAAAATTTTCGGCCCCAGCTCGAAAGACTAGGAGACTTTCGCCATAGTTTCGAACTCTGTCACCAGGTCCTCTGCAGACTCTGTACCGGCATAGTGGTAGGCGATAATGTAAGTGCTTGCCGAAGGTGAGAACGAAGAAGGCCCAACTCCAGTATCATTAAGCTTGTAAACCTTTCCGTTTGTCCGGCGACCTCTCGCCCAGTAATGGCCTCCGCTGAGTGAACCGCTATGCTCAACTTGGCCAACAAGAAGGAAGATCATTTTTCCACCATCCGATGCCGGAAATGTGATCCGCTCGGGGAAATATCGCGTTGATCGCCGCCCACCATATCGCACATACAGATTGAACATGCAGAATATGATTTCGGGCACCATTGTCAGATTGTACACCCGGATGGCTGTTGATCCGGGAATTTGGGTGGCACATTTTGTGTCCTTGCATTTTCCCGCTTTAGACTCAGATCCGCAGTTTGGGCACGGGCACTTTGGGCAGCGATAGTCTTCCGTTGCGGAGATGTGCACTCGAATAGCCTTTGAGAATTCTTCCTCAGTTGCCGGTTGAGTTTTCAGCATGTCAATGTGGAATAGATTGAAATTCACATTGTAGTCTGTGTTCTTTGTCACTACTTGTTTGCATTTGCGGCAATGCAAGTTGCATCGAAACCTGTGAAGAAACAAATTTGTGATTGGGCTTGCGACCGCTGTAGACTTCGATTCGCCGCCGGTCTTCGATTCTTCTATCGCGGGTGGTTCCATCATATCCAGAATATGATCAAGCGCCTCTGATGCGCTTTCTTGACCGGCTCCAAACCGCACTCGGGGGCGCCGTCGAGCCAGATCTCGCGTAAGCGCGCCAAGCACTCGTGCTGAATGAAGTTGAGTCTCTTGAGACCCGAATGTTGACACGAATTCGAACATAGCCTTTCCGGTATTTGTGTGGGCGAGGTATTCTTTGTTGGCTAAAACTGTTCGGACAAATGAGGAACAACCGACTAACACCTGAAGGATGCTGTTGAAATAGCAAATTGCTCCGGTGTTATTCAATCCAAATGCGCCCGGCACAACATCTGGGTCGTAGGCATCCATTTGGGTTGCTCCAAAATTAAACCCTCATATCTCAGGTATGTGTGTCTTGTTCAATTATTAGGCTGTCTCTTCCTCAAGCATTGCAAGATCGAGAGAAGCTCCCATGATACGCTCGCCGGTCTTTTTGTCACGATACGAGAATGGTCGTACAGTAACTTCTGCACGGACATAACGTCCTCGTAATTCGGTTGCAGTTTCGAGCCAGTATTTTTTGCGATGGCCCGGTAGTACAGCCCAGAATACTCCACGAACATCTTCAGTGTCCGGATCATGCAATTCATACGGCGTTCGATAATTTTCGTGCAGTGTAGGTATTTCTTTTGCTAATTGTGCCCATGAACTATCACCGGGACGCTCCATCAATAGGACACGAACTCGGTCAAAGTCATCAGACACCGCCATAATTCCAGTAAGGGTTAGTCGAGTGGCGCCCGGAGACGCTACTCTTGATGCACGCTTTCCCGCGGGCATGGTCTTGTATCTATGAATGCAAAATAGTGCCCAAAATGATTTTTTGACCTGTATCTTGATAGTAGTTTTTTGACTTGTATCCTGATAGTGGTTTTTTTGACCTGTATCCCAATAGTGGTTAAGCCACTCTACGGCAGGGTCTTTTTTTGTTTCTAACGGAAGCTCTCTTCGTCTGCCCAGGTGCCATCGCGATCACTGAGTTGTTCATGTGGACCATACGGGTCTTGACCATATTCCATGAGGCTGGGACGGACAGCATCGTGTGAGCTGAGGATCACTGATCGGTTCTGCGTCAGGCTGCGGTTAAGCTGCTGGCGCACAAGGCGAAGCACGTTGGTGATGAAGAACAAATTTCGGCTCAAGCGAGTGTTGAAACGGTTGAACCCAACTTCCTCCAGATGTTCTCGTCGAGCTGCAGACACCACGACTGACTTGATGTGGCTGGCAGGGTCAGTACCTTCAGGCGAAATCTTGCCAGTCGAGTACGTGAGCGCGAGGTTGCGAGGGTTGGCATTCGACCGTCGAGCCATGTCGGCTTGAGACGGGCGTTGAGGGTTAGGACCTAATCGCTCAATGGCGTCTGCTACGCCTGTGATCGTGCCAGCACCACCAGCGGTTGCTGCAACCAGCGCGGGTCGCCATGCGAATAATCCCGTTCCATCAGCGAAAGCGAGAAGCTGAGCACTCAAGTTCGCGCCGGGGACACCCGCTGCGGCAAGTGCCACAGATTCGGGGGAGTTAGCGGTAACAAAGCCGACCAACTGCGCCTCGAGTCCTACATTATTACCCCCGCCACCAAATTCGGTGACAAGTGCTGTACGAAGTGCCTGATCACCGGGATTTGCCGCAAGCGCGATTGCAGCAGCGGGTACGGTGGCCGGAACAGCTGCTCCAGCGATGGGACCAACATTACGGCCCAACGCTGTCGCAACTTGAACAACAATGGCCTGAAGCTGAGCGAGAGATGCAGTTGCTTCAATGATGCGCGCCCTAAGTTCCGCGACCAGCATACCCCCCTGTAGACCGCGGGGTCGTATCCGTGTCAACAGCCCGATGACGTTGGCAGTAGCCCTAATCGTCTTCTTCAACACGGACTCCGCAGATTCGCCACCGAACGCATTCGCGCTAAGAATCAACCGATAGACTTCAATCGCGCTTATTACTGCAGAAAGTTGGCCAAGGTTGGCGTCAGCCACAAGCGGCACGAGTGCAGTGTTCTGCGCATATAGTGCGTGATATGCCGACATATCGGTACCGCGGCTGGTAGCGATCGAGGCAGTGACGCCAGCTTCATCAAAGTCGCTGCCCGTGTACAGGTTCCCGAAGAGAGCCTTACCGAACATTTGATCCGAAAGGAACTTGGGACGACCCAAGCCGGCAGCGTTGTCTCCGCGGAAGATGCGGTGGATGAACCCGGCGCTACCCAGATCATACAGGTCCGACCCGTACTCCTTCAGGCGGTTATCCTCGCTGATCTGCATGTACGGATCAAAGAGCATACGCAGAAGCATCTGTCTAGCAGAGAGCGTGTCTGCTGCAGTCAGTGTGCGAATGTTGGCCGCTTGCTGGTTGTACATCGAGGCAGCCATCTGCTCGAAGGTGTACACGTAGTTGTAGGTATTGACAAGAGGCACGTCCCGCATGAGCGCGTGTACATTGATGGGAATAACGTTGAGGTCAATGATGTTGAGGATGCGTTCGACATCGCGGCTGTCTCGAGACGCAGGCTCGTCACTAACGCTAGTCGCAATCTTGATTATCTGCCCTTCTTGATCGGAACTTTTCACCACCTCGATGATATCAGATGCTGTACGGGCGGTGCCGGCTTCAGAAGCCAGTGAGAACACTGCGTTGCGGTACCGCGGGTCCAGTGCAGTTCCCCCATTTGCCAATCGAATCGGCGTATCAGCCCCTGTAAGATCCACCTCAGCAAAGAATTGCTGACCGCCCGCGGCGACCGCGGCTGCGAGGCCTGGCACGCTTGTCGGGCCTCCTGCAGCCGCGGCTGCTGCAGGACCTCGCCCTTGTGTGGACATCATAGTGGAATACTTGTGAGTATCAACTACAAATCGAAGAAGCGTCACCAAGTTCGCTGTCTTTTCGAGGTGATCGCTTTCAGAGATGCGCTCTCGGGAAGCCGCAAGCCCATTGTACATGTCAAGGACGCTCTTAACGCCGGGAACGTGGTCGTACTCGAGTTTTCCAGTCTTTGTCAACAAGTGTCGGGTGCCGTATTGGAACTCGGCTGCAGGTCCACCAGTTGGGCGAGGCATCATCATGTTCTTAGCGCCCTCGTCGTCAAGATTGCGCATCGCCCACATCGCCAATGTCAGTGGCATGAGTGGCTCCTTTCCATAACGAGCCTTGTAGGATTGGATCGAACCTTCGTTGGTCTCAAGGAATACACCGCTGTCGCCCAACTCCTTCAAGACCTGAGTACACGAGTCGGCGAGCGAGTAAGAACCGCCGGAGATAGAGTCAAGTAGCGTCGCAAACTTCTGCTTTGTAACCGCGGAAGTGACCTCACCGGAGAAGCTCTCAAGTGCAGCCAATGTGCCCGCGGGGGATGCGGCATAAACGCCGGTACCACCTGAGCCTTTGATTTGCATTCCGCCTCCGCCCATAGGGCCAGTCAGCGCTCCATTCAAGGCTGGGCGCCAAAGGGAGATGTCTGTTTTCTGCATAACCTGCTTGTACAGCTCACTTTCGCGAATAATCAGGTTGAATAGCTTGGCGTAACCCGGCAGAGCACCTCGAAGGGTCTCTTTCATGTACAGTGGCACATCAATAAGCGAAGACACCAAATGGTCACTCACTTGAGTTGTGGGGTTCACATCGCGAATGATGCGCTGAAGCGCCAAAGCCAAACTGGTGAAGAGCACCGCGTTAGGCTTGGGATCAGCTCGTCGGCCAAAGGTAATACCATCATCTGCAAGATCCGGGAAAGATCCACCGCTCAATGCGTTCATGACCGAAGCAGATGCGGTGCCGTTCGCAAACCCGTTCACGAGGTTCAGGTATGTGCGACCCGTTGGGGCATCCATGCACACTGCAAGGTACTGGGCAATCAGCTGATTGTACTTGGCCATGATCGACCGGTTGGCGCCCATACCAATGTCGTTGGTCCAGAATGTGTACCGACGCATTGCATCTGTCGCATCACGGGCAGCGGTATTTGTAAGAGCACCTGTTCCAGCAGCCACAACTGCCGCGGCCTGGGCAGTCGACCAAGGAACAGTTCCAGCCAACGAAGCTTCTTTCGCAGTACCAATGTCTGTTGGCACTGGTTTTTGTGCTTGGCGGATAAGACCACCCAGCTCCCACTGAGAATTGTAACTGGTGGTTTGGGCAAGATTAAACCCGCTATCCGCTTGAGTCGCATCGTAGAAGATGAGGCTCGCGAAGACTTGGCCATATGGCTCTCGATCGGTATGATCGCCCGCGGCAGCAGTCCACGCTGCACCGGCTGCACCTTGCAAATGGGCAGTTGTGATCCCCGCCCACGAGAACTTGAAATCTTGAGTCATGTCGGCGAATGCGCCAGAAAGCTTGCGCGATAGGTTGTCTAGCGTGTCTTTGTTTTCAGTCGCATTGGACGCCATCGATGGTTTCCCGCGAATAAACTTGTCCATCAAATTCTCCTCAAGCCAGTAGACCGAACCCTTAGCGTTTACATTGCTTTCGTAGCGAGCAATCGTCTCCTTTGACATGTATGGTCGAAACATGTCAATACGCGATTTAACGTCTGCCATCAATGTTTCCACTGCGCCTCGAAGACTGCCGAAGTCGACTTGAAGTGACGAGGATTGAGACCCGGGAAACCTGACATCGACCAGCCCCTCGAACGAAGCGCTAATCTGAAATAGACTCACCATGAGATCACGCATTGCGTTCTGGTAGTTAATGGCATACCGGGCGAACACCTCTCGCGACTTCTTGTTCCCGTCGCCCACCCCGATCAGATGTCCGTTGTTCGCCATCTGGTACAGATTTTGAGTTGTGGCATCAGTGTTGGTACGCCCGAAGCCATTGGCAAGTTCTCCAAAGGGGCGACTACCAGTGGTGTTACCGTGTTCACCACTGACAATGTATGCGTTGTACGCAGGGATACCTCCGAGGACATTTGTGACCAACTTGGCCTGTGAGTCGACTTCATCGCTTGCGAACGGATGTACACCGCCACGGGTATGAACGCCGTCAGTCAGTGCGGCAAGGATCTTCTTGCGAATATCAGCAGTGTCAAGGTACTGAACGCGAGTGCTAAACTCGTTAAGGAGTGTGTGGACCGCACCCAGGACGTTAAGTCCCGCAACTACTGTCTCATGGAACATCAGTGCACGCGTGGGGTCAATCGACGAAGTGTTGCCACTTTGGATCAGTCGCTGAGCGATGTTCCATTTTTCAGCCTCAGACCCGGCGCGCTTCAGCTCGAGCTGAGATTGTTTGATGTACGACGAATACGATGCGCTGTTGAATCGCTTTTCACTATTGACCTTTGCGAACTGTTTCTCGATCGTGTTCCGCAAGTTGCTAATAAGTTCAAAGTTGGATCCTGCGGCGGCCGGGTCCTCAACAGTGTACTTGCTACTGAACTTGGGCGCGGTACCTGCAGCGGGAGTCATGTACCGATCACTTGGCGCTTGGCGATCAGGGATGTCTTTTCCCTCATCGGGAAGGATCGCGTATGAAGTGTCGTTGTACTTTCCGTAGCTAGCGTCGGCTCGCGCATCCTTGACATATTCCCAGTACTTGTCGATCTCCGAAGATTTGACAATACCATACCGCCGGTTGATTTCGCGGATAAACGCCGTGATTGCCTCCGTAGTGGCGCTAACCCCACCCTTACCGTGGAAGTGCTCGTAGATTGCGTTAATCTCGCGCACCATCTGGTTAAGCTCCAGATCCGAGTAGTCGCCACTATCCGCAGAGGTCTGTGCGCGCTGGAAGATAAGGCGGATAATGCCGGTGAACACGCCCTCAACTTCAGGGAGCATGGCAATGCTCTTGATGGGTGCGTTCTTGCTTTCATACATCCCAGGGCTAAACAGGCTGCGGTAGTACTCGACCAGGCGCGGCAGCCTGAAGTAGAGCTCCATTGCACCTTCGACGATAGAAGGCCGTTCTTCCGGGGCACCACCGACGATCATACGAACCGGAGTGATGTCGTAGATCGGCTTCGGGCGCTCGAACATGTCAAACACCCCAACGACCGTCAACACCTTGGCGGCCATCGCCTTGACAATGAAGGAGAAGTATTTGTCCTCGAACACGAAGTTGCCCGGAGCAGCAGGGTCAACGCTGCCGAAGTACACTTCCCAGTCGTAGTGATTAAATGCATGCGTAGCACCGGTGGCAACCCGCGATGTACCACCAATGGCAGTCATCTGATCACTCACTTTCAACGCTCCAGGCCCTGCTTCGTTCGGAGTGCCATCCTCTGGCCCAAGAAGGAAGGACATTGACAGAGCGCTTGTCTTGAGATAATCGGTAAGAGCCTTGAAGATCTGAGTGGGGCTCATGAATATCTGGTTGCGGATCTCCTTCCCGCCGAATTTGTCGCCAATACGAGCAAACGCGTTCACCAGGTTCTTAAGAGCCTGGAAGTTGTCGTACACGTCGCTAACCGATTGTTGAATCGACTTCACTCGAGAAGCGGCATCTCCATCCATCTTGAATGCATACGTCGGGTCACCAACACCGGGATCTGGTGTAGCGGCGGGAGCACCCTTAAACGTAATTCCTGCAACACTAGGACCGGTAACGCCATAAGCCACCCCCACGCGCTGGTAGTAGTGGCCATCGCCTTCAATGCTGTTCACATCGGATTGATTTCCACGAACACCATCGGCGTAAATATCACCAAACTCAAAGGCTTCTGCAAGCTTGTCGCCACTGGTTTTGGAGAACCAACGGGCAATAACCTGAAGGCCATCAAGGATCCGCTTGATGTCCCGAACTGCATCAGGATCAGTCGCAATAGACTGAGTGAACACTTTCATGTAAAGATCAATCGCCTGCAGAGCCTTGTAGAACTTGGTCTTAGTGTTGTACACGCCCTTAAGGAAAGACTCACGAGCGTCAGCCGCTTCCTTGGCAGCCTTAACATTGGCAGTACCCACGGCAGCCGTAGCTGCAGCTTTGCTGTTTGCGGTCAGAACATTGAACGCTTTTCCCTTTTCGATGCCAATTGTTTTCAGCCGAGACGCAACCGCATCGCCCAAGATAGTGGTGTAGTCTTCGCCATAGCTGTCAAGTTCCTTAGATGTCTGAGCAAGATTGCGACGCACCTTCGCGATGTAGTACTTGTACACGAATGTGTTAGTCGCCTCTGCCAGGCTGAGCCCGCTTCGAGAGACTTCAGGCAGATATTGCGAAAGGTCCAACGGACCATCGGCACCGCCTTCCTTGCTTTCAGCATCGCCGCCGTACTTCTTCTGAACCAGATCAGAGTAGAAGTCAACAGTCTTGATAAGATTTTCGAGGGAAATCTTGAGCTGTGAAAGATTGTTGGTCACACCCCGGTAAGCTTCAAGGCCCTGAAGGTCATCGACGGCCCGGATCAACATCCGAGCTGAGGCAATGAATGACTCCTTTCGTTCGCGCGACCCTGCGTCATTGTAGAAACCAATAAGTGCAAGCTCAACTCGATCCTTGTGCAGATCCCCGAAGCGCCGAATGGCTTCGCGAAGGGCATCCGTACGGTCATTGACCGGAAAGCCGGGCCCACCAACCTTGTCCGACAACTCCTTGAGTGCATGAAGGATCTGATCGTAGTCGACCACTGTCTTTTCAACAAAGTTCTTGATGATAAGTTTGCGCTCAAGCCGCTGTTTCTTGACACGTTTGTCAACATTTGACGGCTCCTCAATCTCATCGGTCGCAGCTCCACCTTTCGCCGACTTGAGTGCGTCCTGAAACTGAGGGTTGTCCCGCCCGGCAAAGGAATCAAGAAGGACCTTCTGCGCCTCCATGAATTTGACAATCTCCTTCGGGTCGTCCTTTGTGTACAGTTTCTTAGTAAGTTCGTCGCTGAAAGCTGTGTAGTCTGAACTGGTCAGATAGTCGTTCACACTAACGCCCACTGCCTTAAGGGCAGTGTGTACCCGGTGCGCAATGGAGGCAGCTGTTCCCAACCCACTAACTGCCGCAGCAAGACTGTTGGCAAACTCGCTTGTGCCGGGTTTCAGCCCAAGCTTCTTAACAAGTGCGTTGGACTCGGATTCGTCCATCATCGCGAGTTCAAGCTCTTTTGCTGCAGGAGCGAGAGTCACATGCAGGATGTTTTTCAATGTCTCCTGCTCTCGCGCATTAGCCGCCCGGGCTCGGCGGTAAATTTCATCAAAGGCCGCGATGTCACGCTTAACCTCTGACGATCCTTCTTCATCCACCTTTTGCAAGATGTCGTTGTAGAGTTTTTCTGTCACCTCCCCGTAAATCTCTGATCGCTTCAGCAGATTGCGCACACTGGCGTGTACTGCCAGAAACTCTGTGTTCACACCACTCGAGAAGCTGTGAACCCACTCAGAAACAGCTCGGCAAACCCCGACTGGGCCCAGCGACGTGTCAATGAACTTATCAGAGGGCTTACTCGCCGAGGGTGTGAATTGCGCGTTCAACGCACCTGCAATCACGTTACAAATTTTCTCTTGGGATTTGGCATCGGCGGAGAAAGTAGACGACCCTGTTCGAAGGCCCTTAAGCTCTTTTTGCAGTGTCGCAACAATACCATCAATGGTATCGGACTGGAGGCTAATCCCAGAGTTGCTCAACGCGGTACCAATGCGTCGAATGACGTCTTCCTTGGCAGCCGCAGCATAGGATTCCTCGTAAATACGAAGCTGCTTCGCGGGATCTTTTTCGTCGTCGCCACCGAAGAAACCACCCTCGGCGCCGCCTTCAACGAGTTGCCCGTCGATAGAACGTCGTTTCAGGTTATCGATTGCCAACTGCAGGGCATTACGTCCGGTTGACTGGCTGGCTCCCATGGAGATATATGGCACTCTCGTATGGGGGATGTCAGTTCAGATGAGTGGTATAAAGGAGTTGTAAAAAAGTCCAAATACTGATTGTAATCATCCGGTTTTACATCATGTCGCAACATATATGTTGCCAAACTTTTCATTTTGTAGAGTCTTATCGAACGCTATTATACCTCGGTATCACACACCGATTGCAGTCCAAAGTATGCCAAGTAAACAGAAGGGTGCAAACACCCAGTATTGCCGTATCTTCCAATGGGTTGATGCGCACGATCCCGAGTTCGCTGCCGCGATTCGGTTTCTCTGCCTCGAAGGTACGCTGTCGCCAAGCAGCAGCCGCCCGGGGGTAACGTTCCTGTACCCGACCGATGATGCCTATCGCGCTGAAATTATTCAGAAGACGTACAGCGGAGAGGGCGATGACGCCGAGAAAATGGTACAGGCTCTCATTATTCCCGATTCTCTTCAGTCCGCGGCGGACTTTCGTAGCCGACCTGTGGGAAACATTCTGCACACTAGCTACAGTGTTGCCAAGGGTGATGGCGCGAAGGTTTCGCTTTCGGGCAATACTCTTGAGAAAGCAGGAGATTTCAAGACGCTCTCTCGTCGCAAGGATGTTCTCGCCGTCTGGCTCATGTCCGGCTCGGAGCGTCTTTCTACTGAAGCAGGCGACTACAACCCTCCCAAATCCGCCCCAAGGAGCAAGCTGGGCGGCGGTGGCGCCATGTATCGCGAGGGTGCTGGCTCTGTTCGTAGCCGGGTTGCCAGCGACACTGAACACGCATTCGACGCCTGCATGAAACGGGACCGATGCAAGTCGGAAAACCCGTACCTCGGCAAGGTTGTGGGCCTGCTGAACTTTCTCAAGACTACTCACCCTAGTGTGCTCACCACTGTTTCTCCGGTTCTTGATTACAGCCCGTTCATCACGTTCTACCTGTTGCTGGAACCCTACAAAACAAGCGGCGAGTACCTTATTAGCGACGATATCCTCAACGAATGGAAAGGCCATGCCGGGTACGCCAGTGCTGTTGACGACTACCTTGGGTTCTTCCCCGTTGAATCGAGCCAATCGGCCCTCGCGCGAGCTGATTCGGTGCGTCAAAAGATCCTGGGCAGCGGAAACCTTCGCAAGTATCCCAAGGCAGTTACGTCCCCGGGTGTGTACCCCGATGCGAAAAAGCTCTGGCAGGACCAGTTTCGCTACGTGATGTGGCTCGCGATGAGCGAAGTCTTGGCTTCTCCCAAGTACTCTTCTGCGGATTTCAGTGGCCTGATTGGAAGCATTCGCAACAACTGGCCCGGCAACGACTACCAGAGTGAAGCGATGCTCACTGCCCTGTCCGAAAGCGACGTTGCTCCCCGTACTGCGCTCTTTGCCCTTACAGGATTGCTCAAGAGCACTGACTTCATGTACTGCCCAAGCAGCCCCCAGGATGCTGAAAGCAAGTGGGGTGGTGCCGATGAGCCTGTTCTTGACCAGAACGACTGGCGAGTATACAGTGCTGACAGTGCCAAAGTCGCGAACCTCAAGGCCACCGGCGGCGCTATGGTGCACTCCGCTGGCATTAGCGACCAGTGCCTCTCGGAGCTGAAATCGTATGTTGCCAACAATGGCCAACTGCCCCCGGATGTCGCCTCTCTTGCGAAGTAAGTGTTCGTAGACGACACTCAATAAACAACTCTTTTCGGCATAGCACATCCCAAAATTGAACAGAAGCTTCTGCAGCTATATATAGTATTGCCACACAATGCTGGTTCCTGTCCAATGTTTGACCTGTGGATGCCCCATAGGGGACGTGGAAGACCTCTTTCGCCATATGCGTGCTGAGCGGGTCCGCAAAATTCTCGCAGAAAGAGGCACAACTGCCACTCAGGCAGCTGCCGACGCTGGATTGCAGATCGATTGCAGCGATATCCTGCAGGTGCTGGGAATTGTCAATGACTGCTGTAGAGCCCATCTGACATCAACGATGAACTTCCTTGACTACTATTAAGACTGGATACATGCTATAATAGTGCTATTTTTTCGCTATTTTTGCCCCTGAACGCATCGCTGTGGGACATTAATTGAGGCCCTTATTTTGTCTAAAAATTGAAACCGGGCGAATTAGAGACATACATCATTCAGTATATCGAGTGATATCGTTCAGTCAGCTAATCCAGTCAATAACCCTCGTCATGCCCGCTCCTTCAAAAGCTTCTGCCCCTCGATCCAAGGTGATCTACAATGCCGGACCTGTTGGTCGCCATCTTGCGGCTCTTAAGGCAAAGCATGAGGCAGCCTCCACTGAAGAGTCTAAGGACGCCACAAACACACGCCCTTGGTGGTATGGTGTTATTGACATTGAATGGCCAAATCCTCGCAAGAGCAGCACCACTCAATGGATTTCAATCTACTATACTGATGAAACTGGAGTTCGGTCGAAGCTGTTCATGCGCATCAATGGCGAGCGACACAACGGGCAGATCATGCCCACCACTGACAAGGAACTTGCGGAGCTTATGGCGGCCTCCAACAAGAACCATGAACGGTCTTTCAAGAAGCGGGACAAGAAGCCTTCGGTGACTATCCAGAAATGGTCACGACAAGTCAAGACCGATGAGGATGGAGTTACTATCTGCACGGATGATGATGGCAAACCCATCCTGCCTTCCGACGACTCCTTGAGCGACTACTTTCGCGCATCCAGCTTGGTCAATGAAGCGTTCCAAGCTGAAGCTCGCGAGCGTGTTGACCTTGGTCTGGAACTTGTTGCTGCAGTTGCTGATATGAAGAAGAAGAACAAGGCAGTCACAGCAGCTGCTGTACTCGAGGAATTCAACAAGGAGAAACCTCGTCGCGCAGGTGACATGATCCTTTCGTCTGAAAGTGTGGCAACTATTCGTCGATCGTTCAAGTCTCCTGACGATATCAAGCTGCTGACCGGTGGAGCTGCGACTGTTCCCACAACCAAGATCGCGAATGCTGTGCAGGAATACATCAGCCTCCAGAACAAGAAAAACCCTGGCTGCGCACTGCCCAACCCAATGACTCGCATCGCGATGAACTTTGACAAGGACACAGGCGTTGCGCAGATGGCGTTCTTTGACAAGAGCAAGCCCTACAACGTCAATGGACGGCAGAAGTACGAGATGGGCAAAGTTGACGGCGCCCCCATCAACGCGGACAACATTCACAAGTTCGTCAAGTCTGGTTCGTCCGTTGATGGTATTGTTGCGATGGACTCGGTCTGCTACAGCAGTCTGGCAATCTCCATGCCTGTTAAGATCGAAGTTGCCGTAGTTGATCCTCCGGTCTCGTTCGCGATCGAATATGATGATGTCTATGGCGATTACGATGATGGTCCCGCTCCCACGAGCGATGCTCCCACGGGCGATGCTCCCACGGGTGCTGCGCCCTCGAGTGATGCTCCCACGGCTGATGCACCAGCAGGCAATGCTCCCACGGGCGATGCTCCCAAAGAAGAAGCCAAAGATGAGAACTTCGACGAGCTTCTTGGAGATCTTGGTGTTGGCAAGTGATTAGCTTGATGATGTATCTACGCTATCCCTCTCTTTTCCATTGTACAGCGACGTTCTCTTTTTTTCCGTTACAACAACATTCTCTTCTTGCTACTATTATAACAATGCCTTCGGGGCAAGTGGTTCAACGGCTCGTCGATATTATTGGGCATGGGCGCCAAGGCTTTGCATTAGCTCGCCGACTTGCCAAAGAAGGAGTACGTACTCGTGCGGATCTCAAAAAATCAGCAATACTAGCTCGGCTACCCCGTGAATCCCGTGCCAACGTTCTTTACAACCCGACTAGAAACACTTCGTTTGATGAAGCTAAAGCGATTTCTGACGAGGTTAAACGCCGACTTGTAGTTAAGTTCGCCGATTTGCCACGCTCTATCCGTCTCAAAGTAATTCCAGTTGGTAGTGTGCGACGGAAACGCGATCGCGTCAAAGATCTGGACTTCCTTATTGTGGTGCCACCCAAATTACTAACATCGCTGCAACTTAAGTCAGCTCTTGCCGCAGCACAGCTTCGTCCTGCTCGGCGAGGAGATCGTGTCTCCTTCAAGACAACATATGCAGAAGGCAGCCGGCGCCGATCACTTATCCTTCGCGTCGAAGGATCTACTAAAGCTAAACACTACAGGGCTGATCTATTTGTTACTACGACAGCCGAAAAACCGTTCGCGTTATTTCACTTCACAGGAGGAAGTGCCTATAACATTCGCGTTCGCGCACACGCAAAGCGCAAAGGATGGAAACTAAACCAATACGGATTGTTTAATATAAAAAATGGCCATCGAGTGCACGGCTCTAGCTCAATCCGCACTGAGCGTGATCTTGCCCGCTTTCTTGACATCACATATCGTCACCCAAAGAATAGAAACGAAGAGAATGGCCCTGCGTGGGATTAACCGGGCGGTGCTTCAGCGGGTGGTGCTTCAACGACTTTCTGAGGACGATAATTTGGATTTGGCGCTGTATTTGTCAGGTGTGCAGACACTGGCTTCCTCGCGAGCGTTACAAACTTATCCTGCTCATCCTCATACATCATGGGAACATAACTTGCAGAGCCTTGAACAGGGAACGGAAGCTTTTCTCTTTCCGTATCTGACCGCACAACGCGCTTGATCTCCATAGCCACACCATCGAACATCATTCTTGTAGCTTCTTCCAGTGAACGAACTTCCCATGTTCGATTTACCAAACAAACCATAACCTGATCTGCTCTTTTCGGATTAAGATACACATTTCGCGCCATCGGATCTTGATGTGCTCTCTTTGTTAGATCCAGTAACGCTTCTAGAACATAGGGACCCGCACCTTCAGGATTAGTCTTTTCCCGATCATTCATCTTGCAATACTCTGCAAGGCGTGGATTTTCCTCGAATGCAGCTACAATCATCTCCGCGGTAACACTTATTTTCTGGTCACCATCCCACGGCTGAATAATATTTGCAGTAACATTCACAGTGTTATTTGTGATCTGGCCATTATTGATTTGTGCTATCTGGACTGGAGGCGCGGATGGTAGCTGACTGGATACCATTTGCTTCACCATATTTGCCTGTTGCTCAACTAGCGCTGTAAGCTTATCAACTTTCGCAGTAAGCTCTGCGTTCTGTCGTTTTAGTGTATGCTCCATCAATTTGTCCATCCCCTCTTCACTGTTTGCGATCTTACAGTACTTACGGATGTGTCGTGTCATGGAGGGGCGTGATGCGAATTCTCTACCGCAATAGCGGCATGTTGTTGCCGTGTTTACCGTATCAAGTATCGGCGCGCACGGAGTCTTCCTCCCTTGATGTCGTTTAAGTAGAGCAGGTGCTCTGAAGCCTTTGCCACACTTTTCACAAGTGTTAGGTGAAGGTTCCCGATTTCCTTCCATTTGTGTAGCAATCTTATTCCCAAAGAGTATCAGTGGTTCCCAGTGTGTTCAAAATGTGTTGCTAAATTTGTATAAGGCATCGAGAGGGTAAATAAGGCTGTTCTTGAGATTTAACAACTACCCTATTCTACTTAACTATATAGAATATAAATAGTTTATACCACTATCTTCCTTTTTTATATAACACTGCATGTTTTTGGAAGGGAAGGGGGGGGGGGTAAAATCTGGCCTGGAAAAATCAGAGTCAGCTCCGAAAAATTTCGGTTTCCGCTTCGCGTTTTCTTGTAGAATTTCCGGGTCCAGGACCTTCCAAAAATGGATACCATTCCTTAACACTGTAAATCCCAATTAAAGTTCGTGGGCAAGATCATATCCAAGATCTACGATGCGGGTTTTAATTATTGGCCCAACCGCATGTGGCAAGACACATTTCGCAAATACATTGATCTCTGGCCACGAGAAAGACACTTTGCTTATTGACGATTTCTACGCCGGCAAAGGTAAACTAGAAGCACTTATTGGAAACGCAACGAACTGGATCGTGGTTATTCAACATGTGCGGGACATACGCAAAAAAGAGCGGGAGGAGCTTTTCGATATCATCTTTGAGCATCAATCCGGCACTAGCTTCGGTTTCCAAATCAGGTTTATCCAAGAAAATCCGGAATGGGATCAAGAACGTATTCGGTTTGAGAAAAAGATGGCTGAAAATCCTATAACCCGGCAAGAACGAGAAGAGTTTGAGCAACTGTTGGCTGCTGGTGATAAAGAGCTTAAAGAATTGTGGGACGAATGCGCAGAGGAGGTTAAGAGCGCTGATTAAGTAACCTCAACGCGCGAGGAGAAAAAAATGGGGGGTGGGATTACCTGCGTCGCTGGACAGGCACTTACAGATCATCAAGGATGCTGTCAACTGATTTCGTATTCGCGCTCACGAAAGCTTCATCCACAATAACACCGTTGTACAGTGTTCCGATCTGGGGAGTAGAACCCAATAATTGTGGAGCGGCAATGCCATACACTTGGCTTTTTGTTGTTCCAAGCGCAGCATCTGTAACAACCTGAATAGGCGCACCGTACGACATGCGAAGCAGTGTATTGCTATTCTCACGAATACC